ATGCCGCTCAAAAACCCCTTCCCCATAGCCACACTGCCGGAGCTCAAGCAGCCTCCGATTGAGTTGATCATCGGCCAAATTCGAGTGCCGATGATCGTGGCTCTTTTGGAGCCAGGTGGTATCGCCGCATTCCAGAAACTGGCAAAGGCCGACTATCCGCACCTGCGGCGGGAGGAGCAAGTAGCGATTCGTCTGAGCGCCGAAGAGTCGCCCAAGAGTCAATCTGTCGGGCTGTGGCGTCTTGAGGACGCCAACCACGCATGGACGGTCACTGTCGCACCTGACTTCGTCGCCCTTGAAGCTCGTGAGTACAAGAACTTCGGCGAGTTCCGCGATCGCCTCGTCACGATCTCGGAGTGGTTCCGAATCGCGTATGACGAATCTCTAAGGGTTCGAGTTGGCTTGCGGTACGTTGATCGGTTCGACTCGAAGAAGTACCCCTCGCTAGGAGCGAATTGGATCGAGAAGGCCAATCCAGCCCTCCTGACGTTTGTACGAATGGCCGCTGGCCATGAACATCGGACCTTTTGGGAGCACCGGTTCTCGCTCGGGGACGGCTGGGGCATGACCTTTCGGGCGAGCCTAGGCGTAGCCTCAACTGAGGGGACTGGAGACACCGAGTTGCTGCTTGATGTAGATGCGTTCAACAATGAAGAGTCCGATTTCAGCGGGCTAGCGAACATTCTCGATTCACTGAAGCAGGTTGATTATGGAGCGTTTGCCTGGGCCACTGCATCGCTGCTCGACCTACTGGAGAAGAAGACGTGAGTGCACTCGCAACGCGGCCGTGGTCGGTGACTAGTACTGGTCCCGAAGAGGGGCCGAGTGACCATTTCGCCGTTCTCAATGATGAGCGCACAACCGATTCAGAATCAATGAGGCTCCAGTCCAATGACGGGACGTCTGGCGTACGGCTTCGTGCGATGGGGCAACGCCGCGAGTGGTATCTGCACCTACAAGGTGCGCCTGCTGAGTTGATGCGCCTCGCATCCGTTCGCGTAGGCAACGAAACAGTTGGCTCTCGCCTCCGGCCAACGCAAGTCCACATGGATGAATTGTGGGGCATCCAGAATCGTCGCCGTGGCGAGTTGCTATTCAAGCGTGTGACCTGCGCACTCACCATCGCCGAGCGCAGAGAACTCGACGTGCTGGAGACGATCGCCGAACAGAGGTTGATCCCCATTGCCCAAAGATCGATGTCGCGTCTGAGAGACTTCCCATCGCCCCCAAGCCACATCGTGAACATCGTCTCGCCCCCGTCGCCATGACTTCCGTGCAGTCCCGTCCACCCTGGCCCTTCGCGTTCGATCACGGCCCTGCCTCTAACCGGAGGCATGGCCCGAAGGGATATGCTGACTACACGGGATTCAAGGACTGGCTGCGCGACGAGTTCTCGTTTCGATGCGTGTACTGTCTTGCCAGAGAACAGTGGGAGCGCGATCCGCGGGCCTCTTTTGGAATAGAGCACCTCACCCCGCAGGCAGTCGATCAGTCCAAATCGCTTGACTACGACAATTTGGCATTTGCCTGCAATAGCTGCAACTCCGCTCGCAGGCAGTGTCCGTTGCCACCGGAGCTGCTGAACTCAACCATGGGCGACCACGTCAGGCTCGATGGCAACGGCACGTACTCGCATCTCACTGAGGTGGGCCGTTCGATGATCGACCTGTTGAAGCTCAACCTGAACTTCTTCGTAGAGGCAAGACGGCGAGTCTTGTTCGCTTACGGTCGGGCCATCGGCGAGTTCCCTGGCGTGCAGGGGGTCGACTTCGACCTATTCAGGTTTCCAAACGATCTACCGGATCTCTCTACTCTGAGGCCCCCTAACGGCAATGATCGGCCGGCAGGGCTGACCGAAACTGCATTTCGGCGGCGCACCGAAGGTCGATTGCCAGAGTTCTATTGAGTAGGGCGTGCTTGTCGTCGCGATTCAGCTCGCCGATCAGGATGACAAGCCTCGCCTGAGAGAACATACCGCCACTGGGTTGCTCTCGCTCCCCTCGCGCGCGACTTCGGAATCCCATCGCGTAGGCATTCAGTAGCTAGCGGCGGCGTGCAGCAACAGACCGTTCCGATCGGTCCCTCCGCCACGATCGGAACCTTTCGCGTAGATGGTGGTTGACGCCCCCTCGGAGGGCGGAACCGACCCACCATCGCAGGCTCGCAAAAGCGCGGGCACGCTCACGGATGCACCTATGACGAATGGCCCCGACGAGGCGGTCGAGCGCGATGATCTCGCGCCGACCAAGCGGCTGCACATCATCGCCGAACTTCTGGCCGAAGGCATCCGCCGTCAGCGTGCCGACGCTCGCCGCATGGGCGAGAATCCGCAGCATCAAGAAAGAGAGGCCGATGGACTTGAATCGTTTGAGCCGGTTCGCCTTGATCGTCCGCTTGGTTGACGCCTTGCGAACCGGAGAGTCCACATGCCCGATGACACCAACTCGACGGTCCTGGCCCTTGGCCGATTGACCGTGCCCGAACTGAAGCAACGCTACGCCGAGGTCTTCGGCGAGCCCACGCGAACGAACCACAAGCAGTACCTCGTCAAGCGGATCGTCTGGCGGATGCAGGCGCTCCGCGAAGGCGGCCTCTCTGAACGGGCACGCCGTCGGGCGGTCGAGTTGGCCGACGATGCCGAAATCCGGCTGAGCGCCCCGAAAGCGCCGCTCAAGGGGCCGGGCACGGTGATCACAGCAGCGTTCGACGCGGGACGCCCCGCCGCGTTCCCCAAGCCGGGCAGCGTCATCCGCCGCGAATACAAGGGGAAGGTGATCGTCGTGCGGGTGTTGCCCCGCGGGTTTGAGTACGAGGGGGAGGTCTATCGCTCGCTCACCGCCATCGCCCAGAAGGTGACCGGGGCGCACTGGAACGGGGTCAGCTTCTTCGGGCTGCCGTCCGCACGCGGCAAGAAGGGATCGGAGGCGGACGAATGAGCAAGCGACCGGAGCCAAAGCCAACCACGCGGGTGCGGTGCGCCATCTACACCCGCAAGAGCACGCAGGACGGCCTCGAGCAGGAGTTCAACTCGCTCGACGCGCAGCGGGAAAGCGCCGAGGCGTACATCGCCAGCCAGAAGGCCGAGGGGTGGCAGTGCCTTCCCGATCGGTACGACGACGGCGGATTCACGGGCGGCAACATGGACCGCCCCGCCGTGGCCCGTTTGATGGCGGACATCGAAGCGGGCAAGGTGGACTGCGTGGTGGTCTACAAGGTGGACCGGCTCAGCCGCTCGCTGATCGACTTCGCCCGGATGATGGAGTTGTTCGAGCGCAAGAAGATTTCGTTCGTCTCTGTCACGCAGCAGTTCAACACCACGCAGTCGATGGGGCGGCTCACGCTCAACATCCTGCTCTCGTTCGCGCAGTTCGAGCGAGAAATCATCTCTGAGCGCACGCGGGACAAGATCGCGGCGGCGCGACGGAAGGGCAAATGGTCGGGGGGCCGCTCTGTGCTCGGTTATGACGTAGACCCCGTCACGAAGAAGCTCGTGGTCAATGCCGCCGACGCAGAGTTGGTCCGCGACATCTTCCGAATGTACCTCCAGCGCCGTTCGCTCCTGGATGTGTGCCGCGAGTTGAACCGTCGCGGCCTGAAGACCAAGGCGGTCCAGACGCGGAAGGGCGCGGCGTACGGCGGGCGCGTGTGGGACAAGCCCGCCGTGCTCAAGGTCCTCGCCAACGTCCTCTATCGCGGGAAGGTGCGGTACAAGGCCGAAACGTTCCCGGGCGAGCACGCCGCCATCGTTGAAGAAGGGCTCTGGACGAAGGTCCACGAGTTGCTGCGGTCGAACGGGCGCGCGGGTGGGATGCTCGTGCGGAACAAGTACGGCGCGCTGCTGAAGGGGCTCGTTCACTGCGGCCCGTGTGGCCTCTCAATGGGGCACACCACCGCCAACAAGGGCAAGGACCGCGTCTACCGCTACTACGTCTGCTACAAGGCCCAGAAGCAGGGCTGGGACGCGTGCCCGTGTCGGTCCCTTCCCGCCGAGCAGATCGAGGGCTTCGTGGTCGAGCAGATCAAGCGGATCGGCAAAGACCCGGCGCTGCTGTCGCTCACGCTTTCGAAGTGCCGCCAGCAACTGACGCACCAGCGGGCCGAGGCCGAACGTGAGTTGGGCGTGGTCGAGCGGGAACTCGCCCGCCTTCACGCCGACCTTGGCCGCACGGCGGGGGACGCCGCAACCGACGGTCACGCCGCCGCCCGTCTGGCCGATCTCCACCAGCGGGTCCAGGCGGCGGACGACCGAGCGGCCGCGCTCCGGCGCGATATCACGGACGCCGACGCCGCCCAAATCACGAAGGCCGAGGTCGATGCCGCGCTCGGGGAGTTCGACGGGGTCTGGTCGCGGCTGTCTCCGAAGGAGCAGGCCAAACTCATGCGGATGTTGGTCCAGCGCGTTGACTACGACGCCGCGAAGGGGTCGGTTTCGATCACGTTCCATCCGCTGGGCCTGCGGTCGATCGGCCAGCACGCGAATGAGGAGGTGTCGGTATGAACGACGGCGTGACGCTCGATTTCACGGTTCACTTCACCACGGGGCGCACCGGCCAGCGGGTTTTGAACGCCGGTGAGAAGCCGCCCCCGACCCCCGTGCCCGACGGGAGGGTGCCGCGCGTCTCGCGGTTGATGGCTCTGGCCATCCGGTTCGACAACCTCGTCCGACTCGGGGAGGTTGCCGACTTTGCCGACATCGCAGAACTGGGGCAGGTCACCCGCGCCCGCGTGAGCCAGATCGTGAACCTGCTCAATCTCGCCCCGGACATTCAGGAGGACATTCTCTTCCTGCCGCCGGTAGCGGGTGACCGGGACGCCGTGTCGGAGCGCGAGGTCCGGAGCATCGCCGGGGAGCCCGATTGGGGTCGGCAACGTGCCCTTTGGCAGCGGGCCGGGAAAGCCTGATCGCCCGGAGCGGTCGCCGTAAACTTGATCATCGGAACCCCGGTTCCGACCGGAGCCGCCCCGTCCGATGAGCAAATGGATCGTTTTCATCACTGTCGTTCACGAGGAACTGACCTTCAGCGCCGACCTGCGCTCCGAGGGTGAACGCTCCGTGGCGACCTATCCGCTGCTCGCCGCACCGACGAACGCCATCGCCGAGCTCGTGGTCGCTCGGCTCAACCATCAACACGGATTGCCGGAAGAGGCCGGGGCGGACGACTGGCAGGAGTTCTCATTCAAGGCAGAGACGGAACTGACGCCCCAAGAGGTGGCGATGGCTCTGGACCTGAATGATCCCGCATACCCCAAGAACGGACGGCACCCTTCCTGGCTCTCCGGGATGGTGACCGCCGCGAAGACGGCGATGGCCGACGTGGTTAAGCATCGCGCCTCTTCCCCGAAACACGATGATCCTGCGTACCTGTTCGTTGGGACGGGCGCGACGGCGACGCCATCGACCGTGTTCCATCGCGCTGGCACCGCGGGCGCTGCCGCAACGCTTCGCGGGTTGTTCGCCAAGGAGTACTCGGCAAACGGCTCGCCTGCGTTCAACTTTCAAGCCGCGGGCGCTTTGCCACCGGACGAACGTCTGTTGCTGGACGAGGCGATCGATGAGTTGGCGATATACGACGACCCAGACCCGGGGGTCTACGACCCGCCAGCATCGAAGGCTTTGCTTGCACGGGCGGAGTATGCGAGACGGGCGGATCGGTGGGAGGCGATGCTGCTCAACAAGGCGTCAGCCGCCACGGGCGTTGCGTCGGTGACCGATCGCGTGAACGATCTTCTCCGCGCCGTCGAGCGTCATCGTCTGATGTTCCTGTACTGGGCCGCCGCCTGCCGTCGCAACCCGCTTGCGGTGAGGAGCCGTACCGGCATCAATGAGCGCGTTTCGCGCGACGACGTTCGCGGCTGGAAGGAGATGGTGGAGGCGATCGACGCGGAAGGCGCGTTCCTCTGGACGCATCGAAGCGTGCTCGACCGATACGCACAGGAAGCCATCGGCATGTTCGGCCCGGGCGAGGGATCGCGGCCCGGTGAGCCCGACGAAAGCGGCCGCAGTGTTCCTGTGGATGGCGGCACCTACCCCTACTGGTCGATCGATGAAGGCAGCACGAGCTACCTCGAAGAGTCGAGCGACGCGATTCTTGAAGCATGCCGCTCACTGGCTGAGGCCGGACAGCACGAGGTTGTCTTCGCGTTGGTGAAAGACGCAAGCGCCGCGGCGCGACCTGAACATCACGACCGTTGGTACGCCAACGTCGTAGTGAAGTGGTCCTACCTCTCGGCGCTCGATTCACTCATCTCTCGCATCAAGGCGGTCCGTGTGGAGTTGGCGCTACCGCCCCGCTCCGAGAAGGCAGGGCCGTCCAAGCCGGAGGTCGTCAAACCCGATCCCCAAAGCGTGGCCGACGTGGTCGTGCTGTTCATGGTCACCCGCGATCTCGTTCGGATCGGCCGCGACTACCCGGACGCGATGCCTCAGGCCGACCACAAGGCCTGGGTTGACGAGGTCACCGCCCACGCCAACCTTATCTTGAAGCGGCCCGGCTTCGAGGGCATCAAGAAGCTGATGAAGGAGCCGACGCTCCTAGAAATGAATGTCCCTGAGCGATTCGGCATGCTGATGTCTGCCGCGATGATGGCGCACCCAGCGATGGCAGCACCCGCGGGAACACCTGCCGAGATTCAAGCGGCGGTCGAGAAGGCCATGAGCGCCTGCCAGGAAACGGCGTCCCCTCACATCAAGGAACAGATGTCTCGCCTCGCCAACCTGATGGTGGTGTCGTGCCGCTGCCCGACCGGTACGGCTGTGAAGGACTTCGCTGACCCCGCACGGTTCTTGCAGATGCTCCACCGGTACTGGATGCTGGCAAGCGCGATGGTGCAAGCGCAGGCCACGGTTCACGTTGGCTTCAACCCGCATCCTCTGCTGCATCTGATCGAGAACGTGCGAGATCGCCTGAGCACCTGCTTCTCGCGTGTTGTCCACCTCGATGGCGCTGGTGAGGCGCAGCAGGCGTGCGACCAGCTTGTTGGCATGCTCACGGAAGGCGACATTGACGATCTGTCAGCGGTGCCGGAGTGGACCAACGGCGAACTTCAGAGGGTGGAACGGTTCATCGCGAGGGCAAGGCTGAAGACTGGTCCTCGCGTGTTTGAGTTGACGGCCGCGGAAGAGTTCTTCATCAAACAGTCCGAGCACCTCATCGCAGAGCACGAGAAGCGCTGCCGTGCGGCATGGAAGCAGATGCTGGCCCGAGCAGACGCGCAGGCGGCGGCACGCAGGCCCGCCGATAGTTCGCCAACAACGCCGCCCGGTTCCGGGGCTGCGGCGCAACCGGCAGGGACGCCGGAGCAACGGATAGAGCGGATCGGTCCTCTCTTGTCTTCCCTTGTTGCGGCGGACAACGGGATCATGTCGCTGGGCGCGAGATTGCGTTCGCTGTCTACGCGCGGCACTGCCGCGAACACGCACGCCCTCACCGTGAAGGTGCAGGAGCAGCTTCACAAGTGGATTGACCCAATCGTTCAGCATCTGAAGGACGCCGAGACGGCCAGCAGTGGCGTCGGGCCGCATCTCGTTGGCCTCATCGCCGAGCCTGTCGCCTGGGAGGTTGACACGCGACTCGCGATCCGCACACTCAAAGATCAACTTGTCGGTCTCATTTACTCGAACGGCGGCGAGAACGAGGAGTCATTCGTCGTGGGCGCAGCAAGCAGCCTGTGTGACAGAGGACAACGCCTCCAAGCGGCATTCGAGGCGCTCAATGCGCAGGCGGTGCCCCATCAACCCCATGCGTCCTCGAACGGGACGAAACCTGCTCCAAACGTCCAGCCGACTCCAATGGTGGTGCTGGGCCGCGCGGGCGATCCTTGCACCGTGAAAGGCAAGCCGAAGAAGGCGCTGACGGACGGTCAACACGCTGTTGTGGCCGCATTGATCGAGGCCGGCGATGAAGGTCTCACCAAGGACGCCATCGAGGCAGTGCGTTCGAGCGCCCGCCGCATGCTTGACGATCTTCGCAAGGACAGTGATTGGGCGGGCGTGATCATCATGCCCGGGCAGACGAACGGGCGCTATCGCGTTCGGACGTGACGGCAGCCCTTGCGGCCTGTCCACCTTTGATCACCTCGACGTGCACGAACATGCACCACCCACGCGCGGAAACTCTGGTCCTCATCGTGATAGTGCGATGACGAACCAGAAAGGCCGACGCCGTGATACCACGCCCCCGACCACCCGATCCGTCGCTCGCCGCTGCCCCGAACGCGGAGCGCGGTCCGTAGCGCCCGACACCTTGCACACCGACCTCTGCCGCGCCGACACCGAGCCTGATCGGTCGTCAGCAGGCGCGGCTCTCATCTCGTAATCGCCCGTCAACCCCGACCGCTCTCAACGTGGCCCCGCGCCCCGGCGCTGTGGCTGCGCCCATGAAGGACTCGCCAGCATGCAAATCGACCCCAAGGACCTCCAGTTCACCAACATCGTCATCTCCGCAGAAATGAAGAAACTCCACCTCCGCGGCATCCTGCGCAGCGACGAGATGGAACCGTTCGCCAGCGAAGTGCTGGCACGCCTCCTGGCCGTGTGGGACTCCTTCGACTCCGCTCGCGGGCCGCGCGAGGCGTTCATCAACACCGTCGTGAGCAACCTGATCGCCTCCCTCCTGCGCGAGCGGTACGCCCAGAAGCGCCGGGGAACGACCCAGCCGCTGGATGGCGTCGCCGACGTGCTTGTGGATCGCGCGACCTCCGACGGCAGGCAGGAACACATCATCAACCTGCGGATCGACCTCGCCAACGCCTTGCCGCGATTGACGCCCTTCCAGCGCCAGATCGTGGACCTCCTCCAGCGGGACGCGTTGACGCCAGTGGCGGAGCAGTTGGGTATCCCCCGCCGGACTCTTCGTGACCAGTGCGCCCGCATCCGGGATGTCTTCCGCGACGCTGGGCTGGAGGAGTACCTGTGATCGCCTCCGCCACTCGTTTCCCCGTTCGCGTAGATGTGCTCAGGAGGCTCAACATGACCACCAAGGACGAACGCTCTGGCCGTTCCGTGTATCGCATTCAGTTCAACGAGACGACCGACATGGGCGCGGTCGAAGACACCCTGCTGCTTGCCATTCTCTCCGTGGGCTGCCTGCACGGGGAATCCGCCGTCCGCCTGGAGGCCGGTTACGCCATCAACGCCGAGGAACGGCTCGTCGTCCTCGACGCCGGTGCCCCGCTCGCGCTCGCCGTGGCACGAGTGTTCGTCGGCATGTGCTCGCACGAACTCGGGAACGACGCTTTCCGCGTCCTTCGTGGCGAGGGAACTGTCCCGAAGGAGGTTGCGGTTGCATCGTGACCACCGAATCTTCCGGCGACGCGGAGCCCAATGACCCGACGGCGGGCCGCGAGACATCCTCAACCCTCGCGGCCCTCGACCCGACCCGCATCCCCGCAGCCCTGCGTGAACGTTCGCAGTGGGTGTGCTGGAAGTACATCACCCGGGGCGGGAAGCAGACCAAGTGCCCCGTCAACGCGCGGGGGGGCGGGCGCGCGGATTCGACTGATCCGGCAACCTGGGCCTCATTCGATGAGGTGGTCGCGGCGTGGAAGACGGGTGGGTACGCCGGTATCGGTTACGTCTTCACTGCCGACGGCCCGTTCGCCGGGATCGACCTGGACGGGTGTATCGACGACGCCGGGAACATCGTCTCGGCCGCACGCCAGATCATCGACTCGCTGAACTCCTACACCGAGATCTCGCCCAGCGGGCGCGGCGTGAAGGTGTTTATCGCCGGGCGCAAGCCGGATGGCGTCGGCTGCAAGTCCAAGGCCATCGCAGGATTCAAGGAATCCGAGGTTTACGACCGGGATCGGTTCTTCACCGTTACGGGTCAGCGCGTGCCGGACACGCCGGATGGCGTTGAGGAGCGGCAGACCGCACTCAACACGCTCTGCACGCGGCTTTGGCCGAAGAAGCCGAAGCCGCATCTGAATGGAGCAGTCGTCGGCACAGGCTTCGGTGGTGACGACGCCGCGCTGATCAAGCGTGCCAGCGCCGCGAAGAACGGCGATCGCTTCGGAAAACTGTGGGCGGGCGACACGTCTCTGCACGGCGACGACGCCAGCGGGGCCGATCAGGCGCTGTGCAACTCCCTCGCGTTCTGGACCGGCAAGGACGCCGACCGGATGGATCGCCTGTTCCGTGGCTCGGGCCTGTTCCGTGAGAAATGGGACGAGAAGCGCGGTGCCCGAACCTACGGACAGATGACAATCGAGAAGGCGATTGCGGACTGCCAGGAGACATATGCACCGCGCCGCCGTGCCGCGTCAACGACCGCCGCGCCCGATGGCAGCGCAGAACCCGAGCCCGGCGAGGGCGGTGATTCGCTCGTGCCACTCGGCCAGCACGACCCCGCGACCGGCCGGTTGGTGCTCTCGCCCCGGCGCACGCTTCCGACGGCCGAGGCATACGCCCGCGAGTTCAACCAGCACGCCGAAGGCCGAACGCTGCACGGCTATGGCGGCCTGCTCATGGAATGGCGCGGCAACCGCTACTGCCAAGTGGAGGAGGAATGGCTCAAGCAGCGGCTCCAGCCGTGGCTGCACAAGGCGCTGCGGTATGTGCTCAACAAGCAGACGGGCGAGATGGAACTGGTGGACTTCGAGTCCAACCCGACGACGGTCAAGCAGGCGCTCGACACCATCCGAGCGTTCGTTCACCTCCCCGCTTCGACGGTGTCTCCATCATGGCTCGGCAGCGGCAAGGACCGTCCGCCCGCGCTCGAACTGCTGCCCTGCAAGTCGCTGAATCTGCATATCCCGACCGGGCGCGTGTTGGCCCCGACGCCCGCGCTGTTCACCATCAACGCGCTCGACTTCGACTACGAACCCAACCCCGAGCCGCCCGAGCGGTGGATCAAGTTCCTCGAGCAGTTGTTCGGGGACGACCTCGAATCCGTGGACCTGCTCCAGGAATGGATGGGCTACTGCCTCACGGGCGACACGAGCCAGCAGAAGATGCTGCTCCTCGTGGGGCCGAGGCGGTCGGGCAAGGGCACGATCGGCCGCATCGTCACACGCCTGGTCGGCGCGGGCAACGTCGTGGGGCCAACGACCAGCAGTCTGGCCGGGAACTTCGGCCTCCAGCCCCTGATCGAGAAGTCCCTGGCCATCGTCAGCGACGCTCGCTTCGGCGGCGACAACGTCGGCACCGTCGTCGAACGCCTGCTGTGCATTTCTGGCGAGGACACCCTGACCATCGACCGCAAGTTCCTCGGGTCCGTCAGCATGAAACTGGCGACGCGGTTCATGTTCCTGACGAACGAACTGCCCCGCCTCAACGACGCCAGCACGGCGTTGGCCGGGCGATTCCTTGTGCTGCGGCTTTCCAACACGTTCTACGGCACCGAGGACGTGACGCTCACCGACCAACTGCTCGCCGAGTTGCCGGGAATCCTGCTCTGGGCGATTGAGGGGTGGAAGCGGCTGCGGGCGCGCGGTCGGTTCATCCAGCCCAAGAGCGGCGAGGACGCCATCCGCGACATGGAGGACCTCGGCTCCCCTGTCGGCGCCTTCATCCGCGACCGCTGCGTTGTCGGCGTGGGCCATCGAGCATGGGTGGACAACCTCTACGACGCCTGGAAGGGGTGGTGCGAGCAGGACGGGCGCAATGCAGTCAGCACGAAGCAGGCGTTCGGACGCGACCTCATGGCCGCCGCGCCGGGCGTTGCGCGCCGTCGCGGAACAGGCATGGTCTCGTTCTACGAGGGCATCGGGCTACGCGGGGAGGTGCCGCCCGTATGAGCCCCGCTGCCCCGCACTGTCACGAACTGTCGCGTCAGTCGCCATCGTTGCCGACCGCACCCCGCGTGCGTGCGTGCGCGTGCGATGGCGCGCCCGCGTGCATAGGTATCAATAGGAACTGTCGCGTCAGTGCGCGGCAGTGCGCCGCAGCACCGCCCCCTTGCGGGCTCCCGCCCGTGGGCCACGACGTTGGCCCGGGTCGCGGCGTTGCGGACGGCTCGGGGCGTTGCCCCGCCGTCGCGCTCGCGGCCCACGGCCCAACGTCGCCCAGCAGGGCGCGACGGGGCGGATTGTGGGTAACAGGGTCGGGTGGGCGCGGGTTAGGTACTTCCCGAGGGGGGACCGGCCCCCTACGCCCGCGGGAACAGCCGCGCTTGGCGACTGAGTTTGTTTGCGCGTCCGAGCGCCGGGCGGGGGGCGTCGCGGCGTTCTCCGCCCGCTCCGGCCAGGCCGCGACGTGGGCCAACGTGGGCGAATCCGTGGCCAACGGGCGGGGCCGGGAACGGGCAACCCGACGCCAATCCGACGCAGATCCAACAGCAAACCGACAGGTCCGGCCGCGCGTGCGGCGGGGCATGAACGGAATCGCAATCGCCGCAAGGAGCGAGGCATGAAGATCGAGATGTGGCCGCTGGCCAAGGTCAAGCCGTACGAGAAGAACCCGCGCAAGAACGAGGGCGCGATCGACGCGGTCGCCAAGAGCATCCAGGAGTTCGGGTTCCGCGTCCCGATCGTCGTCGATGGCGATGGCGTCGTCATCGCCGGACACACCCGGCTCAAGGCCGCTGAGAAACTCGGGCTGGAAAAGGTGCCCGTGCATGTCGCGCGGGAACTCAGCGCCGACAAGGTGCGGGCGCTGCGCATCGCCGACAACAAACTCCACGAACTCTCGTCGTGGGACATGGAGCTGCTGCCGATCGAACTGGGCGACCTTCAGAGCGCCGACTTCGATCTGTCGCTTCTGGGATTCAGCGAAGAGGACCTGAGCGCGCTCATGGCCCCAGCCGGGAACGATGGGCTCACCGATCCCGACGATGTTCCCGGTCCACCCGACGCCGCGACGACCGTGCCCGGCGACATCTGGGTGCTCGGCAACCACCGACTCATGTGCGGCGATAGCAGCAAGCCTGCGGACCTCGACCGTCTGCTCGGCGGCCAGCAGATCCATCTCGTCAACACGGACCCACCGTACAACGTCAAGGTCGAGCCGCGCTCGAACAACGCCATCGTCGCGGGCCTGAGTTCATTCGCGTTGCCCGGCAAGTCCGACCAGCACGACCAGCAGAGTGCCGACCTCAACCGCTACCCCGAGAAGAGCAGGGCCACGCACAAGAAGCTCCGCGCGAAGGACCGCCCGCTCATGAACGACTTCATGACTGACGAGGCGTTCGACATGCTGCTCGACGCCTGGTTCGGCAACATCGCCCGCGTCCTGATTCCCGGCGGCGGGTTCTACATCTGGGGCGGCTACGCCAACTGCGGCAACTACCCGCCCGTGCTGAAGCGTCACGAGCTCTACTTCGCGCAGGCGGTCATCTGGGTGAAGGAGCACCCCGTGCTCACGCGCAAGGACTTCATGGGCAACCACGAATGGTGTTTCTACGGCTGGAAGGAGGGCGCTGCCCACCGCTTCTTCGGCCCCGCCAACGTTCCGGATGTGTGGTCGATCAAGAAGGTCAACCCGCAGAGCATGGTCCACCTCACGGAGAAGCCCGTCGAGTTGGCGCGTCGCGCCATTGAGTTCTCGTCGCGCCCCGGCGAAAACGTGCTCGACCTCTTCGGCGGGAGCGGCAGCACGCTCATTGGCGCAGAGATGACCGGGCGGCGCGCCTTCCTCATGGAACTCGACGCGCTCTACTGCGATGTCATCGTGCAGCGGTGGGAGAAGTTCACGGGCCGGAAGGCGGAGCGGCTGGGCTCAAACGCTGTGGCCGAAGAGAAAGCCGCGACCCGTGTCGCGGCAAAGGGGAAGGCGTGATGCACCCCTCAGTTCTCGTCGCTGGCGGGGAGCGGCCCGTCGCTCGCCTCGTCCCATTCGAGGGCGTAGCGCTCGGCGATGTCCGCAAGGTCATGCTCCGTCAGGTAGTCCGCCGTCTTGCGGTCTTGGCAAGCGGCAACCGCTCGCGCGAGGTCAGCCCACTCTTCGATGGTCAGCATCTGGTCCTGCCGTGCGCCGAGCACATAGAGAGCGGCTTGAAGAACGGCTTCGAGTTGGGCGGGCGTCGCGGTCATAGTTCAAGCCCCCTTTCCCGCGACGAAGACGCCGCGCTCGTGCTTCTTGAAGCGGGCCGCGTTTCCCTTGGCGGCGATCTCGCGGATGATGGCGGCGTAGAGCGTGGCCTCGGGTGTCTTGCCGCCGGGGCTCTTCCAGAGTCCCTTGGCCTCCATCTCCGCGATCATGTCCGTCGCCCGCATGGGCTTGGTGGCCTTGGCGAGCACCTGCGCGGCGGCGTCGAGGGCGCTCACGCGCTTGGGCTTCTTCTCCTTCGCGGGCTTCGGGGCCTTGGGCGTTTTGGGGGCCTTGCCGCCCGTGGCCTTCGCGGCGGGCTTCCCGTCCAGGCGGTTCTGAATCTCGGCGATCGCCTCCTTGCGGGCCTTGTCCGTCGTGGCGGACATCGCGTGCTTCTGCTTCTGGGCAGCGATGGCGCGGGCGGCGCTCTTGGACATCCGGGCGGGCTTCTTGGTCGTCTTCGTACTCATGCTGATCTCCAAACTACAGGTGCGGAATCCCGCCGCACACTGCGGCGGGGAATCGCGTGCGGCGCGGTGTCCCGCGTCGTCGCGTGCTGGTCACTTCCCGAAGATGTGTTCGGCGAGGCCCGCGGCGAGCAGGCCGACGATGGCCTTGGCCGCGTCGGTCGTGGGCTTGCGATCCCAGCCCCGGTCGAAGCACGCGACCTCGGTGTGCGTGAAATGCTCCTGCAACCAGAGCTTCGAGATGCGGCTGTCGTCGAGTTCGTAGGCGGCGTCGGTGGCGTGCTCGGGGAAGACCAGCGCCTCGAAGGCGTGGCCCGCGATGTTCCCCTTGACCCAGGTTCCGCCCGTCGGGCGTCCGGTCTTCTTGGTGATCTCCAGCGTGTCGAGCATCTCGCTGGGGTCCGTCGGCGTGGTCGGGATGGGCTTCCCGCTCGCGGCGGCGAATCCGGCCTCGAAGGCAAGCGCGATCGCGTCGCGGATGCTGGCCACCGAGATGTCGTGGAAGTCGAGCGCGTCGCGCTTGCGGTCCTTGAGCGTCTCCAACCCGAGCCGGTTGCGGACCGCTTCCGTCGCCATGTGGAGGGCCTTGGCCTTGTTCGTCGTCGTCTTCGTGCTCTTTTTCGCGTTCATGTTCGTGTTCTCCTTTGCGGGGTTCCGCCCCGCGTTGTGACACATGAAGCCATGACACTCGCCAACCGGCAAGGCAAAGCGGCGAGGATTCGCCGTGAATCTCGCTGTTGTGGGCAACTACGCGAACGATGTGGGCAACTGGCGGGACGTGCAGGTCCGGGAGGTGGGCATGACTCCCGAACACGCGCCTAGTCCCGGGCCAGCACAGGGGATGTCCCGGCTCAACCCGGCCGCGTTGCCCGTGGCGGATGCGGCCCGCGTCCTGTCCCGGCTCGGCGGCAAAGCCGTCACCGAAGCGATGCTGCGCGCTGACATCGATGCGGGCGCTCCCGCAAACGCCGACGGCAGCATCAACCTCGTGCACTACGCCGCATGGCTCGTGAAGGAGTTGTCCGCCGGTGGCGATTAACCCGCGCAAACTGAAGCCCGGCGAACTTGCGCGACTGTTGAACTCCACGCCCCTGGGCGACGTGATCAACGAGCGGCAGTTGCTTCGTCACCGCACGAGCGCGGGGTTCCGCGTCGCTGCGGACGGCGACGCTGGCAAGGTCGATCTCTTCCGATACGTCGCGTGGCTGGTGACCTCGCGCCAGGAGGCCATCGCCGAGGCGGAGAAAGATGCGTGTGGTCTGACCGGCTATGAGGCGCTCAAGGAGCGTGCCCGGCAGCGCAACGCCACGCTCTCCCTGTCCGGCCGCGACATCGGCGAACTCCCAGCCGTCGCCGACGCTGACCGGCGGGCGAAGGCCGAGCGGGACTTCCGTTTCTTCTGCGAGGCGCACTTCCCGCAGACGTTCCATCTCAAGTGGTCGGACGACCACCTGAAGGTGATTGCCAAGATCGAGCAGGCCGTGCTAGAGGGCGGGCTGTTTGCGATGGCGATGCCGCGTGGTTCGGGCAAGACTTCGCTCTGCGAGACGGCGTGCTTGTGGGCATTGCTCTATGGCCACCGAGAGTTCGTCACGCTGATCGGCTCGGACGAGGAGCACGCCTCCGGCATGCTGGAGAGCATCAAGGCGGAGCTGGAGAACAGCGAGCTACTCGCGGGAGACTTCCCCGAGGTCTGCCACCCCATCCGTTCTCTCGAGGGCATTCACCAGCGGGCGGCGGGGCAGCTCTACCTGGGCGAGCAGACGCATATCGGCTGGACCGCGAAGGAGATCGTGCTGCCGACCATCGCCGGCTCGCGGGCATCGGGCGCGATCATCCGCGTGGCGGGCATCACGGGACGCATCCGTGGCATGAAGCACAAGCGAGCCGACGGCGCAAGCGTGCGCCCATCCCTCGTGCTGATCGACGACCCGCAGACGGACGAATCGGCGCGATCGCCGTCACAGTGCGCTACCCGCGAACGCATCCTCGCGGGAGCGATCCTGGGTTTGGGAGGACCGGGGAAGAAGATCGCGGGGTTGATGACGCTCACCGTGGTGCGGCCAGACGACATGGCCGACCGCATTCTCGATCGGGACAAGCACCCGCAATGGCAGGGCGAGCGGACGAAGATGGTGTACTCGTTCCCCGTGCGCGATGCGATATGGCAGCAGTACGCCCAACTGCGCGCCGATGGCCTCCGCAACGACAGGGGCATCGTCGAGGCGACCGCGTTCTACGGCCAGCACAAGACCGCGATGGACGAAGGCGCTCGGATCGCGTGGCCCGAGCGATTCAATCACGACGAACTGTCTGCCATCCAGCACGCGATGAACCTGCGTCTCCAGGATGAGCACGCCTTCTTTGCCGAGTATCAGAACGAGCCCCTGCCTGAGGTCGCGGCCGACGACGACCTGCTCAGTGCAGACCAGATCGCGGCCAAGGTCAGCGGGCACGCCCGCGGGGAACTCCCCATCGGTTGCACGCGCCTCACCATGTTCGTGGACGTGCAGGGGAAAGCCCTCTTCTACTTGGTCGCGGCGTGGGAGGACGACTTCACCGGCTACGTCATCGACTACGGCACCGAGCCCGACCAGAAGGCTCCGTATTTCACGCTGCGAGATGTGCGACGCACTCTCGCGGCGGCAACTCCCCGCGCGGGGGTTGAGGGCGCGATCTTCGCCGGGCTCGAACGCCTGACCGGGGCGTACCTGGCCCGCGAGTGGCGACGCGACGACGGCGCGATGGTCCGCATCGACCGCTGCCTGATCGACGCGAACTGGGGTTCATCGACGGACGTGGTCTACCAGTTCTGCCGCCAGTCACCCCACGCTGGTGTGCTCACGCCCAGCCACGGTCGGTACGTCGGCGCATCGAGCATCCCGTTCTCGGAGTACAAGCGGAAGCGAGGAGATCGCGTCGGGCTCAACTGGCGCATTCCTGTGGTGACCGGGAAGCGGGCCGTCCGTCATGTGATCTTCGACACGAACTACTGGAAGTCGTTCTCGCACGCACGGCTCGCCGTTCCGATGGGTGATCCAGGCTGTCTCTCCCTGTTCGGCAGCAAGCCGGAGCCGCATCGCCTGCTATCCGAGCATCTGACCAGTGAGTACCGGGTGAAGACCGAGGGGCGCGGTCGGACGGTGGACGAGTGGAAGCTCCGCGTCGAGGGTCTTGACAACCACTGGCTCGACTGCCTCGTGGGTTCGGCCGTTGCGGCGTCGATGCAGGGCGCGATTCTGTTCGGAACAGACCGGCTGGCCGTCGCGCGTCCGCGGGTCAAACTGTCCGAGCTTCGGGGAGGGCGACGCTGATGCCCAGACCCAAGCGAGACATGCCAGTCCAGGGAGGCCAGAAGGTCGGCCTCGTGTGCAGAGAGTGCGGGTGCCAACACTTCCGTGTGGTGTACCTGAAGCGTCGCCCCGGTGGGATCGTGGTGCGTCGGCGCGAGTGCCGCAACTGCGGACGGTGGACGCTCACCCGCGAGACGCAGGTTTAGGTCGATCTATCGACCGACATCGGCCCGCAGCCCGCCACATCGCGGAGGCTTCGCGTAGATGACTCATGGACGCACACGCCACTGCGTCGCGGAGCATCGATGCCGGACCCCACCCCAGATCTCGAACAAGCGATCCGCGACAACGCGGCCGGACCCGCCAAGGCGGCGGGTGACTCCGGCAGCGTCGAGCAGCATTCGCTGCACGACCAGATCGAAGCGGATCGGTATCTCGCCTCCAAGCAGGTGGCAAAGACGCCCACAAGGTCATTGCGCCTGACGCGGCTCATCCCGCCCGGCGCGGATGGAGGCTGATGTTCGGATTGTTCCGATCCAAATCGACCGGCCCGAAGCCCTTGGCACCCGCCAAGGGTGGTGTCATTCATCGGCTGATCCGCGCGGGCTTTGACTCCGCCGTGACCAACGATGGCAACCGCAAGCACTGGGCAGGCGCTGACGGTCTCAGCGCCGACGCAGCAGCGTCGCCCGAGGTGCGGCGAACCCTCCGCAATCGCGCCCGATACGAGGCCGCGAATAACTCCTATGCCAAGGGCATCGTGCTCACGCTCGCCAACGACGTGATCGGCACCGGCCCGCGTTTGCAGTTGCTGTCGGACGACGATGGTGGCAACGAGCGGATCGAGCAGGCGTTCATGGCGTGGGCGAAGGCCATCGGGCTCCCCGAGAAGCTCCGCACCATGCGTGCGTCCCGCGCTACCGACGGCGAAGTGTTCGCGGTACTGGTGAACAACCCCCGCTTGCCGACGCCCGTCAAACTCGACATCCGCCTGGTCGAGGCCGATCAGGTGACCACGCCGGACCTTTCGTTCTTCGACGCCAACGCCGTGGACGGCATCGTGTTCGACGACGTTGGCAACCCGTCGGAATATCACATTCTCAGGGGCCATCCGGGCGACACCCGCACTGGCTTCATGGGCCTCGAGTACGACCGCGTCCCCGCCGAAGCCGTCATCCACTACTTCCGTGCGGATCGGCCCGGCCAGAGCCGTGGCGTTCCGGACATCACCCCGGCGCTCCCGCTCTTCGCGCAGCTCCGCCGGTTCACGCTGGCCGTGCTCGGCGCGGCGGAAACCGCCGCGGACTTTGCGGGCATCCTCTATACCGACACCCCTGCGAGTGGCGAGGCCGAAAGCGTCGAGCCGATGGACGCCATCGAACTCGAGGCCCGCTCGCTGCTCACCATGCCGGGCGGCTGGAAGATGGCGCAGGTCCAGGCCGAGCAGCCCGCGACCACCTACGCAGAGTTCAAGCGCGAACTCCTCAACGAGATCGCACGCTGCCTGAACATGCCGTTCAACGTCGCGGCGTGCAACTCGTCCGGGTACAACTACGCCAGCGGTCGCCTAGACCACCAGACCTACTTCAAGAGCATCCGCGTCGATCAAGACCAGTTGGCGTGCGCCGTGCTGGACCGCCTTCTGCTGGCGTGGCTCCGCGAGGCGGTGCTGGTCTCCAACCTGCTTCCGCTCCGCGTTCGCACGCTCATCGCCAACGGCGAGGCCCTCCCCCACCAGTGGTTCTGGGATGGCAACGAGCATGTGGACCCCGCCAAGGAAGCGACCGCGCAGCAGACGCGGCTCGCATCGCACACGACGACGCTGGCCAGCGAGTACGCCAAGCAGGGCCGCGACTGGGAATCCGAACTTCGGCAGCGGGCCAAAGAGGTCGCGCTGATGAAGGAACTCGGGCTCCAGCCCGAGGAGGCCCAGCCGCTCCAGCCCGCGGGCAAGGAGGGCGGCAGTGGCGACTAAACGCATTCTCAACCTGTGCGCTCCCGTTGATGGCTGGCTCGAAGCGTCGGCCGACGGTGCCGCGCCCGCGGATGGCAAGCCCGTGCTTCGCCGCTTCGCCATGACGGCGTACACCGGCGGCCCCATGACGCTGGCGGGTTGGTCGCATCCCGTGGTCGTGGACCTCGCGGGGCTTCAGGTCTCCGCGAAGAGCCGTCCCATCCTCAAGGACCACAACCGCTCGCTCATCGTCGGGCACACCGAATCGGTCAGCGTGCAGGGTTCGCGGCTGCTGGTGTCCGGGGTGATCTCCGGCGCTGGCCCCGTCGCCCGCGAGATCGTGGATAGCAGCCGGAACGGATTCCCGTGGCAGGCATCGCTCGGCGCGGTCGCCAATCCCGGCGCGATGGAGTTCGTGGCCAAGGGCCGCACGGCGGCAGCCAACGGGCAGCAGTTCGAGGGGCCGGTTCACATCGCTCGCCGCAGCGTGCTGGGCGAGGTGAGCTTTGTGGCGCTCGGAGCAGACGACAACACGACCGCGAACGTCGCGGCGGCAGCGATCAAGGAGGACGACATGACCTTCGACCAGTGGCTTGCGGCAAAGGGCTTCGATCCCGCTTCTCTCAACGACACCCAGAAAGCCAGCCTCCAGGCGATGTTCGATGCCGCGACGCAGGAGCCCAAGCCTGGCGCGGTGACCGCAACGGCGACTGATGTCGATCCCGGCTCCGGCGGTGACACCGATGTTGTCGCCCGCATCCGGGCCGAGACCGCCGCCGAGACCAAGCGGATCGGCGAGGTCCGACGGGTGTGCGCGGTGGGCGGCGGCAGGCACACCGACCTCGAAGCCAAGGCCATCGCCGAGGGCTGGGACGTGAACAAGACCGAACTGGAGGTGCTCCGTGCCGATCGTCCGGTCTACACCGGAGTCCGCCGTGACGCGGATGCCGCTCAGTCCGCTCGCGCGGTCGAGGCGGCGCTCTGTATCTCGGCGGGCCTCCCCGACACGCAGGTCAGCAGGTGGTATGACGAGCGCACCATGAACGCGGCGCTCGCCCGCGACCTGCGGGGTGCCGGTCTGCACACCCTCCTCTATGAAACCATCCGAGCCAGCGGGGAGTACATCCGCCCCGGCCGCGTGGACAACGACACCATCAAGGCAGCGTTCTCAGCCGACCGTCGCCTCATCCAGGCGTCGGGCAGCGGCGGGAGCAGTTTCAGCACGATCTCCCTTTCGGGCATCCTCTCCAACGTCGCCAACAAAACCATGCTCGCCGCGTACACCGCCGTCGAGAGCGTGGTCGCCATGTTCTGCGCCGAGACGGACGTGAACGACTTCAAGGAAGTGACCCGCTATCGGCTGACCGGCACGGGCATCTTTGAGAAGGTCGGTCCCGATGGCGAACTCAAGCACGCAGGACTGTCCGAGCAGGCGTACACGAACAAGGTCGAGACCTTCGGACGCATGATTGCCCTGACCCGGCAGATGATGATCAACGACGACCTGGGGGCCTTCCTCCAGATCCCTCGCATCATCGGCCGCATGTCCGCGCTCAAGCGCGAGGAAGCGGTGTTCGAGTTGCTTCTGTCGAACCCGGCCTCGTTCTTCAGCGTCGGCAACAAGAACTTCATCTCGGGCGCGGCCACCAACCTCAGCATCGACTCGCTCACGCAGGGCGAACAGTTGTTCCTCGACCAGACGGACACCGACGGCAAGCCCATCCTGCTCTCGCCCGCCGTGTTGCTGGTGCCGTCGGCCCTCAAGGTCACGGCCCAGGTGCTGATGACCGAGACGCGGATCAACGAGACCACGTCCACGGACAAGGGCAAGCCCGCCACCAACCCGCACGCGGGCAAGTGGAAGCCCGTCGCCACGCCCTATCTCAACTCGCAGGGCTTCAGCGGTTCCAGCGCCAAAGCGTGGTATCTCTTCGCCAACCCGGCGGACGTGGCCGCGCTTGAGATCGCGTACCTGCGCGGCAAGCGCACCCCCACCATCGAAAGCGGGGACACAGATTTCAACACGCTCGGCATGCAGTGGCGCGGCTACTTCGACTTCGGTGTGGCCATGCAGGACTCGCGCGCGGCGATCAAGAGCAAGGGTGAGGTCTGAGTGTGTCGGGTGATTCCCAAGCGGCAAGCGGCGTCGAAGAAGAGTCCGGGATCGACCCCGGCAACGGAGATTCAGACATGGCGGCATACACAGTCAAGTTCGTTCACGAGGGCGCGGCGATCGATTACACCCCGGGTGCGGACGCGACCGCGGGCACCGTGGTGGTCCAGGCCGACCTCGTGGGCATCACGCGCGTCGATCTGAAGGCGGGCCAACTGGGGTCCCTTGCCGTCACGGGCGTGTTCGACTTCCCGAAGGCGGGCGGCGTCGGGAGCGCGATCCCGGTGGGCACGTTGACCTACTGGGACGCGACCAACACCGTCGCCACGAAGAACGCTGCCGCGGGCGCAAACAAACTCATCGGCAAAGCGGTCAAGACCACGGTGGACGCGGACGCCATTGTCCGCGTGCGCCTCCAGCAGTAAGGAGGCGGCGCGTGGCAGACCTGCTCGAACAAGGCGCGGCTTTTCTGGATGATCAGCGGCACCGGCACATGAGCCGGACGGTGGTCTACCGGCGCGGTGTCGAGACGAAGGAGGTCTTGGCCACGATCGGGAAGACAGAGTTCGAGCAGGCCGACGATGCGGGCCTGATCCACCGCACGGAGTCGCGCGACTTCCTGATCCGGACTGCGGACCTCGACCTGGGCTCCGGTCCCATGCTCCCTCGGGCAGGCGATCAGATCCGCGAGGCCGTCGGCGTGACGGTGCTCGTGTACGAGGTGAATGCACCGGGCGGCCAACCGCCGTTCAGGTACAGCGACCCGTACCGCAAGGCACTGCGGATTCACACCAAGCACATCGACACGGAGTCATGAACATGGCTGGAGCCCACCCCTGAGCACGATCCTCGCCATCGCCGATGCCGTCGCCGCCCACGTCAACGCTGGCACCTTCAGCCAATCGGTGGCTGCGGTGCGGATGTTTCAACCTGCGTTCACGCTTGAGGACCTCAAGGAGCTCCGCGTGTCCGTGGTCCCCCGCACGACGGGAATCTCGACAGCGAGCCGGGACAGCAGCACGTTTGAGTGCGCGATCGACGTGGGCGTGCAGAAGAAGGTGGCGGATGAGTCGGAGATAGACGGCCTGCTTGACCTGGTCGAGGAACTCGCGGATCACATTCGGCTCACGCGCCTTCCCGGTATGCCGGACGCCGCATGGGTTGGAATCACCCACGATCCCGTGGTGTCCAGTGAGGCCCTTGAACAACACCGTGCGTTCACGAGCGTTCTGAGTGTCACCTACCGAGTGCGGAGATAGCCCATGAGGAACCTCGTACTTCTCAAGGTGGAGTTGACGGACGAGTTCAAACCGCTCTCCGAGGACCGGCTCATCGCGACGTTTTCACTCGTGGCATCAGAGAAGAACACGGCCGACGCGATCTTGTCGGACGGCAAGGGAGCGGAGATCGATCTGCCCGCGGGAATGCAGTTTCGGTTCGAGCGCGTGGACCTGTCTGAACTGGTCGTCAAGAGCAAGGTCGGTGAGGTGGTTTTTGTGGTCGGGCATACGGCCTGATCTGGCAGCTCAAGGAGTACGGCGATGGCAATCAAACTCGGCATGGAAGCCAAGCTGCTCTACAAGGTTGGCGGCCAAGGCGGCGGCGGGGCGTGGACCGCGCTGGGCAACACGCGCGATGTGACGCTCAACCTCGAGGCGGGCGAGGCGGACGTGACGACCCGCGCCAATGCGGGATGGCGAGCCACCGTCGCCACGCTCAAGGAAGCCAGCGTCGAGTTCGAAATGGTGTGGGACACGGCCGATGCGGGCTTCACCGCGATCAAGAACGCCTTCTTCGGTAACGACCCCATCGGCTTCCAGATCCTCGACGAAACCGCCGGGCAGGGCCTTCAGGCGGACTTCTCTATTACCAACTTCTCTCGGAACGAGGCGCTGGAGGAGGCCATCACGGTCTCCGTCACGGCGAAGGTCACCTACTCGATCACAGCACCATCGTGGATCGGCGGCTAAGCGGAGGCACGCATGCGGTCATTCAAAGACAACGCGGGCAGGCAGTGGTCGGTCGAGATCAACGTGGCCGCGCTCAAGCGCGTCCGCGGGCTCACCGGCACGGACCTGATGCAGGTCATCGAGGGGACGCTGATCGAGAAGTTGATCCGCGACCCCGTCCTGTTGTGCGACGTGGTCTACGCCCTCTGCAAGCCCGAGGCTGACACACGCAGTGTCTCCGACGAGGACTTCGGCAAGGCGATGGCGGGTGACGCCATCGAAACCGCGACGACGGCGGTGCTGGAGGAACTCGTGGGTTTCTGCCCGAGCCCGAGGGACCGGGCCAACCTCGGGCGGGTGCTGCAGGCCACGACAAAGGTGATGGAACGGGCGCGGGATCTGGTGGAGAAGAAGCTGGACAGCGGGGAACTGGATCGGCTCGCGGATCAGTTGCTGGAGACTGCTGGCGCCTCATCTATCAGTGCGCCGGAGCCCTCGGCATCGACCCGGGACCCCTGACGCTCCGCGAGCTGGTGGCCATGCTCGACGGCAGGCAGCGCCACGACTGGTCGATCGCGGCCACGGTCATGTCCGTGCTGGCCAACATCCACCGTGATCCGAAGCGGTCCCGGCAGATGAAGCCCAGCGACTTCGATCCCTTCGCCAAGCAATCCCGACCCGTCAAGGTTGACGTTTCGGTCCTCAAAGACGTGTTCATCGATCGGCGAGTGCCGCCGGTCGTGAAGGAAGCCCAGTGATGATCACCATGCGGATCAAGGACATGTTCTTCGACCGTGCCACGGTGGTTCGCGCCGTTGATGGGGCCAAGCGCAAGGTGCTCAGCAAGGCCGGCGCGTTTATCCGCACCGCCGCGCGGACGAGCATCCGCAAGCGCAAGGCGTCCGCTCCAGCGGGCATGCCCCCGCACTCGCACGAGGGGAGTCTGCGGAGGTTGATCCTCTTCGGGTATGACCGTGCCGCCGACTCTGTGGTCGTCGGCCCCGTCGGGTTCAAGAAGAGCGTCGCCCCCAACGTGCTTGAGTACGGCGGCGAAACCGTCGTGCTCTCGCGGCGCGGCGGACGGCTGACATCGCGGAAGGTCAAGGTCGCCCCCCGGCCCTACATGGCCCCAGCGCTGGAGAAGGAACGGCCAAAGTTGCCGTTGTTGTGGCGGAACTCGATCAGGAAGGGTGCTTGATAGGAGACGTTCTTGGCGGACACGAAGGGCATCAGGGCTGGACGAGCGTTCGTCGAACTCGGAGTGAGCGACAAGCTCAGCGCCGGGCTTCGCCGCGCACAGAAGCAGCTCGAAGCCTTCGGCGCTGGGCTGCGATCGGTTGGCATCCGCATGGCGGGGATCGGGGCGGCGGCGGTAACTTCCCTGTTCGGGGCGGCGCGGATGTTCGCCACGGTCGGTGACGACCTCGAGGAGATGAGCCAGCGCACCGGCGTGAGCGTGGAGGCCCTCTCCGAACTGGGCTTTGCGGCCGACATTGCGGGCAGCGACCTGGAGACGCTGGAAACCGGCATCAAGCACATGCAGCGCGCCATCGTCGAGGCTGCTGGCGGGTCCGAGTCCGCACAGCAGGCGCTGGCGAAGCTCGGCCTCTCCGCAGCGGACCTGACGGGCCTGTCCCCGGACGAGCAGTTCAAGCGGATGGCCGACGGAATCGCAAGGATCGAGGACCCGGCGTTGCGGGTCGCGGTGGCGATGCAGATCTTCGGGCGCTCGGGCACGAAGCTGATCCCGCTCCTCGCGGAAGGGTCGTCAGGAATCGAGGCGCTCCAGGAGCAGGCGCGGCGGCTCGGCCTCACGATCAGCGCCGAAACCGCCCATGATGCCGCAGAACTCAACGATGCTCTCGACAGCCTCTGGCGTGTGGTCAGGCAGGGCGTGTTCACCATCGGCTCGGCCCTCGCGCCCACGCTTAAGGAACTCGTCGAGCGGATCACCCGCATCATCGTCACCGCCACGGATTGGATCAAACGCAACCGCGAGGTCGTGGTGTGGGCGTTGAAGGTGGCGGCGGCCGTCGCGGCCACGGGCATCGCGATGATCGTGCTCGGCGTCGCCGTCTCCGGCATCGGTGCGGCGCTTGGCCTATTGGCCGGAGTCATCTCCGGCGTCGGCACGGTCTTCGGCATCATCGGCGCTGCGATCGGCGCGCTGCTCTCCCCCATCGGCCTGGTAGTTGCCGCCGTGGTCGGCCTGGGCGGGGCGCTACTGATCAGCAGTGGCGCGGGCGGCGAGGCGCTGTCGTGGCTCATGGCCCAGTTCACCCGCCTGCGGGATTGGGTGGGCAAGGTCGTGGGCGGCATCTCCGATGCCCTTGCCGCCGGAGACATCGCCCTCGCGGCACAGGTGCTCTGGCTCAGCCTCAAGGTCATCTGGCAACAGGGTGTTGCGGCTCTCAACAAGGCGTGGCTCGGGGCCAAGGAGTTCTTCGTATCGACCGCGTACTCCATGTGGTACGGCGCGCTTGCGGCGGCAGAGATCGTCTTTCACGCCCTCGAAGTCTCGTGGATCGAGACGACATCGTTCCTCAGCAAGACCTGGACTCGGTTCACCAGCGGCTTCCAGAAAGTCTGGGAGTCGGCCTCATCATGGGTCGCCAAGCGCATGCTGGAGATTCAGGGGGCGTTCGACTCAGGGCTCGATGTGGAGGCCGCCAAGCGGGCGGTGGACCAGCAGCTCGAAGCGCGGTTCGCGGAGATCGATCAGGGGTCGCAGCGCGACCTCGCCGAGCGAGAGAGCCGCCGCGTCAGCGAACGCGATCAGGCGGCCGCGATTCACGAAGCGACGCTCGCGGAGATCGGCCAGAGCTTTGAGGACGCACAGGCTGCGCTCAAGGCCAACACCGAGGCGGGCATCGCGGAGTCCCAGGCCGCGCTCGATGAGGCCAAGCAACGGTTGGAACAGGCGCTCGCCGAAGCCCGCGCCAAGCGTGAGGCGGCGGAAGCGGCGGGTGGACCTTCGCGGCTGCCCGGCGACCTGCTTCACGACCAGATTGAGGGGCTAGGCGATTTGATCGCCAAGGGGATCAGTGTGCGCGGCACGTTCAACGCTCTTGCCACTCAGGGGCTGGAGTCCGACGGCGGCGCGGCAGAGCGCACAGCCCGCGCCACCGAACAGACCGCCAAGCACACCAAGCGCCTTGTAGACGCCGCTCAGAGCGGCGGGCTGACGTTCGCCTAAGGAGACACGTTCGTGCCGATCACGGTGACGGAGAAGTTCGAGAGCCGCAAGTCCACCAAGGGCGACAACCCTTCGGCGGAGTTGGTCTACACCGTGCGCGGCACCAACGACGACCTCGCCGCGCGTGCCCAGGCAGAGACGACCAGCCCTGCGACCTACGACAACCTGCCGCGACAGTCGGTCTCAGTCGAGCCCGTGGGCGATGAGTTGTGGGAGGCGATTGTCCGCTATGCGAAGAACCAGGCCGGGTCGCTGCCAGAACCTGGGGAGAGCATCTTCTCTTTCGATACCGGCGGCGGCACTCAGCACATCACCCAGAGCAAGGACACCGTCTCGACGCATGCGGCATCGGGCGCGACGGCTCCCGACTTCGAGGGAGCGATCGGCGTCACTGCCGACGGGGTCGAGGGCGTGGACATCACCGTCCCCGTCTACCAGTTCTCCGAGACGCATTACTTCACCAACGACCAGGTGACGCCCTCGTACAAGGGCACGCTGTTCTCGCTCACCGGCAAGGTCAACTCGGGCGCGTTCAAAGGATTTCAACCCGGCGAGGTGCTTTTCCTCGGCGCATCCGGCTCGAAGCGTGGCACGGACCCCGACGACGACTGGGAAATCACCTTCCGGTTCGCGGCCAGCCCCAATGCCACTGGCATCACGGTCGGCTCGATCAACGGGATCAGCAAGAAGGGGTGGGAATACCTCTGGGTGCGGTACGCCGACCAAGAGGACACCGGGTCGCACGCGATCGTGAAGCGCCCCGTCGCGGCGTATGTCGAACGCGTGTACGACGAGGGCAGCTTCGCCGGATTGGGAATCTGAACGATGGGTGACGTGTTCCGCAAAGTCCGGTCCGGCCAACCGCTCCGCATCCCCGCTGCGGCGTACAACGCCTTCGTCGATGCGGCGGTCGATCTGCGCCGACGCGAGCGTAACGCGAACGCCGGGCCAGCGATGGAACCCGCGCAGCGCGGCATCGTGCTGGTTCGCAACGACTCCGATGACGACATCGAGCCGTACCACGCGCTGGCGATAACGGGCGTGCTTGTCCAGCCCGACAACGAGGATCAGGAGCGAACGTTTCATAGTCGGACACCGCTGACGGGCGAGATTGCCACCGAGGAGTCCCCGTCGCTCTCGTTCGTGCTGGCCCTCCAACCGATCAAGCCGGGCGACCTCGGACGGTGCGTGCTCACGGGTGTGACGCCCGCGCGGGTCTTCATCACCAACGAGACGGATACGACGTGCGAGCTGGCTCCCGAGGAGTCCATGCTGGCCAGCACGCCCATGGGCGGCATCCCGATCCTATGGAAGGAAGAGGGCACCGGCGAGAAGTGGGCGGTCATCGAGATGGGTCAGCCTTCGCCCGGCCGCGTCACGGCGATCCTCGGGGCAGCGCAGCCCATTCCCACCGAGAACAACCGCTGGCGCTATCCGTGGGTCGAGGCCCGGATCGACGGCGACCCCGGCAGCGACACCTACCTCCGCTATGTCCCCGTGCCCGAGGGACTTTCGTCGCAACTGGCCGGTGGCGGCGAGGACCCGACGCGGCTGGCGATCAACCGCTTCGAGGCTCATCACATGAACGACTTCGACCCGGGCTCCGGCTTTGGAGGGCTGCTCGGCCTGGGGCCGGTGTGCGAGTTGCCCGGCGTGCTTCCGAAGTGCCCGCCCGCGCGGTCGCTCAAGCCCAGGCTCGTTCCCATCCCCGAAGGGGTTTGCGTGCAGCTCACCTGCGAGCGCAACAGCAAGGGCAGGCCGGTGTGGGTGTTCGAGGCGATGAGCCTGATCGAGATCGCCGACCCGGCCGACGAGGACCGCAAGTTCAACATCTACATCGAGGGGGGAGCATGACCACGACCTCCCCGACTAAGCCCACACTCGACGCCCGCCGCGAGCACGAGCGGAAGAAGTACGTCGCCCTCGCCGCGCGACACGCCGCGCCCGGAACTGGGTACGGCGCAACCAACCACGGAGCGGCGGCTTTCCCGCTGGTGCAGCGGATGAAGCCCCGCTTCGTGGTGGACTTCGGGTGCGGGCGGAACGCTTTCATCGGCGCGCTGCGGCGGATCGGCGTGGACGGGCTTGGTATTGACTTCGCCTTTCCCGAAGCGGACATCCCGCGGGCGATGCACAAGACCGGCGTGCTCGACGACGTTGCCGATGTGGTGACGAGCTTCGATGCCCTGGAGCACCTACTTCCGGAGGATGTGGACGCGGTGCTTGCCGAGATGCGCCGGGTGGCACGCCCGCGGGCGCACTTCGTGTTCTCGATCTGCACGCGCCCGAGCCGGACCACCGTCGCAGGCGAGGGTCTGCACCCGACAGTGCGACCGCTGGCGTGGTGGCTGGATCGCATCGGTCAGGTTGGAACGGTGACGGCACCGAAGGCCGAGGGGCGGTACATCGTCGGACGCTTCGCTGCCAAGGAGGGCTGCGGCTGTGCGTGAGAACCAGTCGGACATCGCGGCGCTCCAGGCGGGGCTCAAGGCGCGGAAGCCCGCGCGGGACGGTCTGCGCCTCTACACCGCCGACTTCGACTCGGTGTCGCTGGCGGGGTTCTACCGCGGGCGTTCGGCGTTCCTGATCTTGTCGGGGCCGTCACTCACGCAGGTGGATCTGTCGCAGCTCAACAAGCGAGGCATCGTCACGATGGGGGTGAACAACTCCTGGTCCGTGCATAGGCCGACGCTTTGGACGTGCGTGGACGATCCCGGCCGCTTCATCGACACAGGCTGGAAGGACCCCGGCATCCTGAAGTTCGTGCCGACGTGCTGCGTGGACAAGCGGCTCCGCATCCAGAACCCCGACGGCACCATGCGCAACAGCGCGTTCCGCGTCCGGCAGATGCCCAGCGTCCTGTTCTTCCGCCGCGCCGATCACTTCGACCATGAGCGGTTCCTGACGGGCGACTCGGTCCCGTGGGGGAACGACGCCAAGCACGCGGACTCGCTCGGGATCACCGGTAAGCGGAGCGTGATGCTCGTGGCGCTGCGGCTCCTGCACCATCTCGGGTTCGGCACGGTGTACCTGCTCGGGTGCGACTTCAAGATGGCCGCTGACCGCAGGTACGCGTTCGATGAGCACCGGGCACCCAACGCAATCCGGCACAACAACGTCCTGTACGATTCGCTGGCCCGGCGATTCGAAGCCCTGCGGCCACACTTCGACAAGCACCGCTTCCGAGTCATCAACTGCTCGCCGGGAAGCGAGCTCCAGGCGTTCGACCGCTTGGACTTCGACGTGGCGGTGAAAGCCGCGTCCGCCGAGTGCGGCAAGCCCGTGAGCACGCAGGGCTGGTACGAACCCAATCCGAAGCCGACCCCGCAGGAGGCCGCCCGATGAGCGACGGCCCGACCCGATACTACTTATACATCCCCGTGTGGGCGACGGGCCGCCCGCCCACGGGAGGCGGGTCGAGCAACTACTCCACACCGTCGGGATCGACGCCCGAGAGCACCTACTCGACGCCGACCAGCACCCCGAGCATGCCGCCGAGCTACTCGACGACCGGAGATGTCATCTACACGACCGGCCCGAGCGGAACGCCCACGCTCACGTTTTACACCACCGGCGCCTTCACGAGCAACACGTCGGGGACGACCCACACTCCGTCGAGCAGCGGGTCGAGCGACTCCATGTCTTCAGGGTCGTCTGGTTCGAGCAGCGGTACGCCCACTTCCTCGTCGGGAAGTTCGTCATCGGGATCGATGTCGTCCAGCGGATCGTCCTCCGGATCATCTTCGAGCGGGTCGTCCGGCAGCGGGTCCGGCTCTTCAAGCGGATCGGGTTCGTCCAGCGGATCGGGGTCGTCTGCCTCGGGGAGCAGCGGTCAGAGCAGCGGCATGTCCAGCGGTGCTTCCTCGGGTGCCAGCAGCGGCATGAGTTCCGGAGGATCATCCGGCGGCGGATCGTCTGGTGGAGGCTCGTCCGGCGGCGGTGGTTCCAGCGGGGGTGGCTCCGGCCCAGGTGGGTCCGGCCCCGGCGGCTCGGGACCGGGCGGGAGCGGGCCGGGTTCCGGCCCCGGCAGCAACTGCCTCCTCTTCGGCACCCTCGTGCGCCTCGAGGACGGCCGCCTTACGCCCATCGAGAACCTCAAGCCCGGCGATCGCGTGGCATCCATCCAGGTGCCCGGCCTCGAGGTCGATGTTCCCTACCGCGCCCAATACAACTGGCTCTCGCACCACGGTCTGCACGGCGCGACACCCGTCACGGCCCGGGTGGCCAGCATCCGCCTGGGCGAGCACAACGGCTTCGTGGTCATCAACCGTCGCCTCAAGGCGACACCCGAACATCCATGCTTGATCCGCCGTGGCGACGAGTGGGGCTTCGCGTCCGCCGAGTTCATCCAGCCCGGCGATTTCCTGATCGACGAGCACATGAACGAGGAAGAGGTCGAGTCGGCCGTGCGCATCGACGCCCCGACCCGCACCGTCGCCATCCACATCCCTGGCACGAACACCCTGCTCGCCGAAGGTGTGTGGATCCACAACGACATGCCGGCGAACCAAACTGCCGTGAGCGGGTCATCGACGCTGACCAGTGGCTCCGGGTCCGGAAGCGCCTCGTCTGCGGACTCCGAGTCGGGCAGCGGATCGATGTCCGGATCGACCAGCGGCTCCTCGAGCAGTGGGTCGTCGTCAGGAAGCAAGTCGAGCGGGTCGTCGTCGTTCTCGACTTCGGGATCGACCTCCGGGTCAACATCCGGTAGCGGATCGGGCAGCATCATCCGAACGAGTCTGACGGGATCGGGAGGCACAGGAACATACTCCCTGTAACCCACGGTTGCGTTCACATTGAGAGTCGCAGTTCGCCGGGCTTGCGTTCGAATCGGCTGACAAAATCAGCCTCATGCAAGCAGAGCAATTGCGCCAGGCTCTCCGTAGTGTGCCCCGCCGAATCACGCAGTTCTCGGAGCAGATCATCGACCAGTACTGGCTCCTCGCCCGCTATTTCAACGAGTTCCTTCTTCCGCTGGCCCGTCACGCTGAGGCGACGGAACATGTGCTCGAAGTCGTTGTCCGAAATCCGACCAAGATCGCGAGCGCGATACACAAGTGAGGCCATCGAGACGCGCCACACAGGCTTGAGGCTCGCCGCACGGGTGAGAGTCAAACCCGAGAGCTCTGAACCGATAAGGCTCTCAGGCATGAGAAACTCCGAGGCGAAGCGGTTCGCTTCGTCCTCCATCGTCTCCGTCGCCGTCTCGTGCATCACGACGTGTCCGAGTTCGTGGCACAACGAGAACCTCACGCGATCCGCTGGTGCCTCGGCATTGATGAAGAACAGGGGCGGAGTGTCCTTTGGCCACATGCTGATCGCGTCGATGTCGCGTGTGCCGAACGCAAATTTGAAGACGATGCCGCCAGCCGCCTCAATGACGCGGACGAGATTCTGCACCGGGCCGCTGGGCAGCTGCCAACTGGCGCGAACCAGAGCCGCAATCTTCTCGGGATCGTGACCATGCTCGTCGATGTCGAGAAACTCGACGCTGTGGGGGGTCGAAATATCCACTTCACTGATCAATCGACGGACCAGCATCCGCCGAATATTGACCTCTGCTTCCAGACGATGGATGTCCGCGGCTTTGGTGGCCGCTTTCTTCCGGTAGAACATGACGCTGAGGCCGAGACCACGCCGCTCGTCCTGCTGGAAAAAGAATGAACGTGGATACCCGAGAGTGGTGCAGATTCGATCCAGAACTTCTTCGGATGGCTCGCGGTGGCCTCCCTCCATGTGGCTGACGTAGGGCTGAGAGACTCTGAGTCGCTCGGCAAGCTCTGTTCGATTCATGGCACGCGATTCTCGCGCGAGCACAAGCATGTCGTGGTTGAACGTGCCGGTCATGCGGATTCAACACCCTTCCTCCGCGCCGACTTGGCGCGAACCGTGATCTTCGATCGCAAATCATCTGCAGCGACCGCGGGTTGCAGCAGTGGCGTCGCGTCGGTCTTCGGCTCTTCGATGGCCTCGACCCAGTGATTCTCGTCCCAGCTCTTCGGGCAGGTGAGGTAGCGTCCTGCGATCTCCGTACCCACCGAGTTGACGCGATATCCGAAAATCAATCGCGTAGGCGAGCTCGGCTCCAGTCCTTCGATAAACATCTGGCCCTGGAAGTAGTCGCGCTCCTGGCTGGGCGTGCGGATGTTGCGGGCACACAGATCAGAGCCCAACTTCTTGAAACGCACCGCGACGCGGCCGTCGATCAACAGAAGCAGCATCCGCCCGCGCCTCCCGATGCGCACACGGTGATCACCATCAAATCGCGCGGCCGCCAACTGGCTCCAGCGATCATGGAGCATGCTCGCCTTGGTGATATCGTTGAATGCCACGCGGCGCGTCGCGTCGTCCGCGTAGACGGACTCGACGTACTCCCACGCTTCGTCAAGCAGCTCGTCGAACTGGGGCATGTAGTCAGTGAGGAGCGCGAGTGCGTCTTCTCGGCTGACGATCCGGCGTTGGATGATGCGGTTTGTCAAGTTCATGGATGTGAGTGTAGGCAGCCAATCGAGCAAACGGAGTATTTCAATACACAAATCATTACAGACGGGTCACGGGGGCACCAGAGGTCCCCGCCTAATCTCATCAGCCGCCGACATTGACGGCACTATCGCATGTGCTATACTCGTTCCAAGTGAAGCACGCGATAGACTCCAATCAGGAACTGCCGATGCCTCCTGCCCGTCCAAGCAGCCCGGTCCCTGCGGACTACGGTGCGAAGATCAAGGAACTGCGCGGCCGCCTCGGCCTCACGCAGGTCAGGTTGTCTGAGCGTTTAGGAGTCTCGTTCGCCACCGTGAACCGGTGGGAGAACGCCCAAAGCCGTCCCTCTCCCTTGGCGTGGCAACAGATCCTGGAACTGGGTGGCGACGAAGAAGCCGTCGCCGAGGTACCCGAGGATCGCCCACGTTCAGCGGTCATGGATTTCACTGGCCGCCCTGATGCGATCAGGGCGCTGGCGGAGGGGGAGCGGCTCTCGTTTGGCCACATGACGAATCCCGTGTTCGCCACCGAAATCGCTCAGATCGACCCGCTGCCGCACCAGCGCATCGCCGTCTACGACCACATGCTCAAGCAGCCTCGGCTCCGATTCCTGCTCGCCGACGACGCGGGCGCGGGCAAGACGATCATGTCGGGACTCTACATCCGCGAGATGTTGTCCCGGCGACTGCTGCGGCGCATTTTGGTGGTGCCGCCAGCCGGGCTCGTGGGGAACTGGCGGCGCGAACTCTCGACGCTTTTCAGCCTGTCGTTCCGAATCGTCGAAGGCTCCGAAGCCGCGTCGGGCAATCCCTTCATTGGCGACGACAGTGACCGCGTCATCGTGAGCGTGGACACCTTGTCCGGCCCGCGCGTGTTCGGCCGTCTCCGCGAACCAGAGGTGCAGCCCTACGACCTCGTGATCTTCGACGAGGCCCACAAGCTCGCCGCTGATCGCGGCGGCGACCTTAGGGTCCGCAGAACTGAGCGTTACCGACTGGCCGAGGCGTTGGCGGGCGTGCCAGATCTTGACGAGGCGTGGACGCTTCCCTGGAGCGCGGCCAACCTGCTGCTGCTGACGGCGACGCCGCACATGGGTAAGGACTATCCGTACTTTGCGCTGTGGCGGCTGCTCAATCCTTCTGTCATCTCCACGCCTGAAGCGTTCAACGAGTATCCCCCGGACCAGCGGGGGCTCCACTTCATCCGGCGCACCAAAGAGGAAATGGTCACGCTGACGGGTCGTCCGCTTTACCCAACGCGAATCTCCGACACGCTCGGCTACGCCCTGTCGCAGGGTGAAGTCAGCGAGCAGGCACTCTACGACGGCACCACGGAGTACCTGCGATTCATCTACAACAAGGCGAAAATGCTGAACCGCTCGGCTGCTCGCCTGGCCATGAGCGTGTTCCAGCGCCGCTTGGCGAGTTCCACATTCGCACTCCTGCGGTCCTTCGAGCGGCGGATAGAACGCTTGACGACGCTCATCGAGGATGTTCAGGCGGGCAAGATCACGATGGAGCAAATCATCACGCTCCAGCGCCGCATCTCTGACGATGACGACGTGTTCGACTCAAAGACGGCTGACGACGAACGGTCCCCGGTAGACGGCGGCGAGGAGAATGAAAAGGCCGAGCAGTCGCTGCTGCAGGGGGTGATCGCCGCGTCGATCGCCGACCTCATCGCCGAGCGCGACCAGGTGCAGGAACTCCGCGATCTCGCCCAGCGGGTGTACGACAAGGGCGTCGAGTCCAAGTTCGAGAAGCTCCGGGAAGTCATCCTCGAGGACCGCTTCGCGCATGAGAAACTGATCGTCTTTACCGAGCACCGCGACACACTCACATTTCTTGTCCGACGCCTCAATGGCATGGGGTACACCGGCCAGGTCGCTCAAATCCACGGCGGGATGCACTACAGCGAGCGCGAGGAACAGGTTGAAAAGTTCCGCAAGCCCATCGCCGAAGGCGGGGCACGGTTCATGATCTGTACCGACGCGGCCGCTGAGGGCATCAACCTTCAGTTCTGTTGGGTGATGATCAACTACGACGTGCCCTGGAATCCCGCGCGGCTCGAACAGCGCATGGGCCGCATCCACCGCTACGGTCAGCAGCACGATCCCGTGATCATCATGAACCTCATCGCCCCCGAGACGCGCGAGGGCAAGGTGATGGAGACGCTCCTAGAGAAACTGGAGCGCATCCGTAAGCAGCTCAAGTCCGACAAGGTCTTCGACGTGATCGGACGGCTGTTCCAGGGTGTTTCGATCAAGCAGTACATGGAGGCCGCCGTCGAAGAGGATGACGCCGCAGCTGTCGCCGCCAAACTCGGTGGTATCCTGACCGCCGAGCAGGTCGAAGCGTTGGCCGAGCGAGAGAAGTCGCTCTTTGGGGATGGCGGCGATGTGAAGCGGGAACTGCCCCGTATCCGTGCTGAGATCGACAACGAGGCATATCGCCGACTGCTGCCCGGCTATGTCCGCCAATACATCGAGAACGCCGCCCCGCTCGTGGACATCGAGATCGACGGAGATGCACGCTCGTTTTTTTCGTTCAAGCCCGCTCGTCGCGGCGCGATCGACCGCATCTTGCCCACGTTGGACTTCTACCCCACGCGCCTTCACGAACTCCTGACGGTCTCCCGCCCGCCCAGCAAAGCGGACGGTATCTGGGTGCATCCCGGCGAGCCCGTCTTTGAGCAGTTCCGGGCCATCGTGTCCGACCGGCTGAGCGCCGAGGCCGCGAAGGGCGGGGTGTTCGTCGATCCCGACGCGGAGCGCCCGTACCTATTCCACCTCGCGCTTGTGTCGGTCGTCCGCGACGCCGATCCGCAGATGCCCGAGCTCGGTGCAGCATCCACGTTTGAATCCCGTCTCGTCGGCGTCAAGCAGTTCGAAGGGACTGAACTTCAGGTCTGTCCCGTCGAGCACTTGCTGTTGCTCAAGGGAGGCACAGGGCTTCCAGCAGCGGCGCAACGGCTGGCGGTCGCGGCACCGGGACTCCGAGATCAGGCGGCCGCGTTCATCGTCGAACGCGTCGCCCGGCAGTTGGCCATCGACCGCAAGAACCGACTGCTCTCCACGATCGAGGAACGCGAAGCCTTCCTGCGGCGGGGCTTCAGCTACCAGGAGGCCGAACTCGCCGCCGCCCGCGGCAAGCAGGCCGAAAAGGCGCGATCAGGCAACCGCACCGCCGCGAAAGAACTGGAGGAGATCAAGCGGGCGCAGCGTGATCTCACGGCCCGCCGTGACCGAGCCATCGCGGTCATCCGCCGCGAGCCGGAACTGATCGGTCTTGCCCCGATTCATTTCGTCGCTCACGCTCTCGTGGTGCCATCCTCAGACCCGCTCGATCGCGAGCGACACGACGCTGATGTTGAGCATGTCGCCATGCAGATCGCTTGGGCATGGGAGGAATCAGAGGGAGCCGTCGTCAAGGACGTGCATACGCCAGAACTCGCGCGGGCGGCGGGCTTGCCGGATTACCCGGGCTTCGATCTGTTGTCGGTGCGGCCGAGCGGTGAGAAACGGGGCATCGAGGTCAAGGGCCGTGCCGCGACCGGCGACGTGGAGTTGTTCTCCAACGAGTGGGCCAAGGCGTGCAACATGGGGCCGTCTTACTGGCTTTATGTGGTCTACGACTGCGCCACTCCAACGCCGCGACGTGCGCGCGTCCGCGACCCATTCAATCGTCTGCTCGCCAAGGCAAAGGGCAGCATCCTCATCAGCGCTAAGCAGATTCTCTCTGTGGAAGGCGATGCCTGAGATTGTCCTGGTCGGATTCTCGTGGGAAGCTCCCTTATGGCAGACACACACTCCAAGTCCATTTGTGCAACTCTGGCAGACTACCGGCATGGCGAGATCGCTGCTCGAACGCCAGCCGATGTCGATCGATGGATTAATCAGTTTGACAAGGGCGATCGAGACGTGGTCCTTCAGGAGACGGACCGGTTATTGCAAAAGCACTACGTCAGCGGAAAGGCCGCCAGGGCGTTCATCGACAGCATCTGGGCGACACAGAAGCTGATGGGAGCGTCGGCCGCATCAACAGTTGGCGGGTTCAAGTTCTTGGAGGTTGCCCGTAAGGGGGCAAGCCAAGGCGCCATGATCGAGTTGGCGAGATCTAGCCTCAAGCAGGCTCTCCGACTTGATCTCGATGCGTGCGGCAAGAGCCCTACGGCATACGTCTATTTAGATGACTGCCTTTTTTCCGGCAACACCGTTGTGCACGATCTCAAGGATCACGTTGACGACCTGGCCAAGAACTCGACTGTCCACATGGTGTTCCTCGGCGGACACAACGGCGGGGTCAGGTACATCACGAAAGCTCTCGCACCCATCCTCGCCAAGCGTGGGATCAAGCACAACGTATGGACGATCCCCACTCACACCTTTCAGAATCTACCCTGGGAGCCGGAGTCCTTCCAGCCGATGTGGCCCACCGAGGTGAAGGGTGACAAGCTGGTCGATGCCTACCTGGCTCGCGTGCAGAAAGCGTGTGAGGGCAAGTCCTTCACGCCCAGGCTGTTCCGGCCTCAGGCACGGACCAAAGAGGACGTGTTCTCTTCCCCTGCGGCGCGTCAAGCTGTTGAGACCGCGTTTCTGCGCAAGGGAGCATTCATTGTCGCGCAGTGCCAGAACCCGAAGGACAGCATGCGTCCGCTCGGCTACGAGTATCTGAGCTCACTCGGGTTTGGGGCGTTGATTGTGACCTACCGCAACATCGCGAACAACTGCCCCTTGGCGCTGTGGTGGGGCGATCCGAATGCCGCCAAGTCACATCCGCTCTCGAAGTGGTTCCCGTTGATCCCCCGTAGAAGCAATCAGGAGACTGCGAGCTCATCCTTCAGTGCTGACGATTACGACTTCTGAATCGAACACCCACATGGCCAGAACACCAGAAACCCGCACCTACGACCGCGCGACCTCTGTGGTCTTCCTGAAGACCAAAGAGCGATTCGGTGGGCTGTCGAACATGGCGGGAGGGTTTCCATTGCAAGTTTGTGGCCGTCGCATCTTGACATCTGAGGCGTTGTACCAAGCGTGCCGGTTCCCGCACATGCCGGACATTCAGGAACTCATCGTCGATCAGTCGAGCCCGATGACTGCGAAGATGAAGAGCAAGCCCTACCGGAGTCAGTCCCGGGCGGATTGGGATGCTGTCCGCGTCACCATCATGCGCTGGTGTTTGCGCGTGAAGCTGGCTCAGAACTTCAAGTCGTTTAGCCGACTCCTGCGAGAGACGGGTGATCGGCCGATTGTCGAGGAGTCCCGCAAGGACGACTTCTGGGGCGCGAAGCCCTCCACGCCAGACCGGCTTGAAGGCAAGAACGTCCTCGGTCGCTTGCTTATGGAGCTTCGCCAACTCGTTCTGGCGACGGCGGACGACACGCTTCAGTCCGTCGACCCACCGGCCTTGCGTGAGTTTCTGATTTTTGGTCAACCGATCGGGCGGATTGGCGCGGGCGCGGCGGCACCCGCGCCCATGTCTGTCGCGGCGCTGTTCGCCGACGCTCCCGAGACATTGGAAGAAGCAAAGCCCATCACGGCCTCATCCGCTGGTCTCATCTCGCCCCCTGTGCCTGCTGTCGTTCCCGTGAGCATCACAATGACCGACCACCCACGCCTCATCGAACACGCCTTCCCATTGAAACAGGCGTCATTGGACTCCGTTCATGAGAAGAACGTGCGCCATGGCCACATTTCTACGATCCATCTCTGGCCAGCACGGCGACCCCTCGCTGCTTGCCGGGCGGCACTGATCGCCACTCTACTGCCGGACCCCGGCACGCCCGAAGGCCGTCTGGCGCTGTGTGAGAAGATTGGCGGACGAGTGGTCAAGCGGATCGAGAAGAAGAAAATGCCGAACGGCTCCACGGTCGAGCGAGAAAAGCTCGACACTGAAGGGGGCATCCTCCACTGGGGGCGAGAAGTTGAGAACGTGGAGGCGATGGAGTGGTTCCGCCAGGAGATTCGCAAGGCCCACGGCGGCCGCGCTCCAAAGGTGCTTGACCCTTTTTCGGGTGGTGGCGCAATCCCGCTCGAAGCCATGCGACTGGGATGCGAAGCGACGGCCGTGGACATCAACCCGGTCGCATGGTTCACGCTCAAGTGCACTCTTGAATACCCGCAAAACCTCGCTGGTCAGACGTGTAGGCTCCCCGCATTCATTCTGCGCAATGAGGCCTTCATGTTCGAGTTCTTCACGAAGGCAAAGGGGATGAGCAAGGGCCAGGCCGCCAAGGCGATGGAACGGCTGGGACGGAAGCTCAAAGACGGAGAGCAGACTAACTTGGATTTCGGAGCCGCCGCGGGCGAACTCGACGCAGACATGGCATGGCACGTGCGGGCGTGGGGGCGATGGGTCCTAGAACGCGCCCGGCACGACCTATTCAAGTACTACCCGACTTACGCTGACTTCGAACCGCTTAAAGACAGCGGTAAGGTCTACGAGCGCCAGCCGATGCGCCTCGTTCCTGCGAATGAGAGCGGCGTTGCCGATTGTGATTCGCTCAACAGGGAGTTCTCAAAGGACTACCTGGCAGTCGCGGGCAATCCGCGGTGGTTGTCCAAACCGACAGTGGCGTATCTCTGGGCCCGCACAGTCACCTGCAAGAACTGTCGGGCAACGGTCCCATTGCTAAAGACACGCTGGCTTTGCAAGAGCGACAGAAAGCGGGTCGTTCTGACGATGACGCCACGTGCAGACGGGACTGGCGTTGTGTTCGGTATCGACAGCCAGGTTGAGAGCAAGGGTGGCAACGCAGCGCAGAAGAGGGAGCACGACAAAAAGGTCGGCGCGGGCACCATGAGCCGCGCCGGTGCCAAATGCCCCTGCTGTCCGAGCATCATGACGATGGAGGACATTCGCTTGGAGGGACAGGCCGGGCGACTCGGAAGTGTGATGACCGCAGTCGTCGCGGATGAACCTCAGGGCAAGACTGGAAAGTCGTATCGCTTGCCGACTCGAGAGGAGCTCGAAGCGGCATCACTTGAGGAAGAGGCGATCAAGTCTGCATTCGCGGCCGTGCCGTTTGGCGTGCCTGAAGAGCCGACGCCCAGCGCTGATGCACTGGGCATGCGCATCCCGCTCTACGGATTCAACAAATGGAGAACGCTTTTCACTCCTCGGCAGTTGCTTGCCCTTGGTGTTTTCGTCACCGACACGCGCGACGCTCGCAACGAAATGACCACTCACGGATACTCAGAAGAGTGGGTCGAAGCGGTTGGGGCTTACCTAGCGTGTGGCATCGATCGCCTATTGGATTTCGCCAACTGCGGCACGCAATGGAAGCTCGACGCGAGCACCATCAACCACTCGTTCGTCCGCTTCGCTTTACCGATTACCTGGGACTACGCAGAGGGGAATCTCCTCGGCGAAAGCGCGGGAAGTTATCTGATTTGCCAAGATCGGATCGCCACGGCCTTGGACACGTTTTGCGAGTGGAAGTTCAGGTCTCCGGCACCGAAGATCATCCGCCAGTCATCTGTGCAGCCCACGCGAGGCGAATTTGATCTCATCCTGACAGATCCACCGTACTACGACGCAATCCCCTATTCGGATCTCATGGATTTTTTCTATGTGTGGCTTCGTCGAATGGTCGCCGGAGTAAGCAAGGACATCGATCTGGCATTTCAGGGCGACCTGTCGCCAAAATGGAGCGATGACGAGAACGATGGCGAGCTCGTTGACGACTCCAGCCGCCACAAGGGCGATGCGGCGAAGAGCAAACAAGTCTACGAGGACGGCATGGCCCGCGTCTTCACTCAATGCGCGGCCGTCCTCAAACCACAAGGCCGCCTGGTAATCGTTTTCGCCAACAAACAGCCCGACGCCTGGGAAACGCTCGTCTCAGCGATCATTCGTGCGGGGTTCACAGTGGACGGAACCTGGCCCATCCAGACGGAGCAGGCGAGCCGAATGCGAGCGATTTCCTCTGCCGCCCTCGCGTCTTCCGTTTGGCTTGTGTGCAAGAAGCGTTCTGCGACCGCCACTGCGGGATGGGACAACCGCGTCGTCGAAGAGATGCGGACAAACATCGGCAGGCGACTTCAAGAGTACTGGGATGCGGGGATCAAGGGGCCGGACTTCATCTGGGCAGCGACTGGCCCGGCTCTTGAAGCATTCAGCAAACATCCGGTCGTCAAGAAGGCCAACGGCCCCGGCACCATGAGTGTCACCGAGTTCCTCACGCACGTCCGTCGCCTCGTGGTGGACTACGTCGTCGGCCAGGTGCTTTCGGGCACGGATGGTGCCAGCGGAGTAGTTGGGAGTGGTGCGGCCGCCGACAGGTTGGATGAAGCCACGGCCTACTACTTACTTCACCGCAACGATTTTGGTCTCGGTGAAGCTGCCGTGGGCACCGTCATCCTCTACGCCGTCTCGTGCGGACTCTCCGACCGCGACTTGGTTGATACTTGGGAATTGGCCGTCATGGTCGGTGATGACACTGTCACAGCCGATGATGCAGAAGACGAAGCTCAAGACGGTGGTGACGGACCTTCCGAGGATGAGTCAGGTAGCAAGGGGAGCACCATCCGCCTAAAGCGATGGAGTGAACGCACAGGTCGGAGCAGCGCCTCCATCGGCTACGAAGCCCCCGGCGGACGACCCGTGCCGCTCATCGATCGTGTCCACCGCGTGATGCAGTTGTACAAGGCTGGCGACATCGGTAAGGTTGACGAGTATCTTGACGAGCACGGTCTGCGCCGTCACGAACTGTTTAAGCGTGTAATCCAGTCACTGATCGAGGTGTCGCGCCGGGAGCGAGGGACGGCCGCGGGCGGTCGTGATGATCACGGCGACGAGACGACGCTACTCGAAGCTCTCAGCAACCACATCGGGGCCAAGGGTGCGAAGCGGCAGACAGGCCAGCGCGAACTAAGCGAGACCACCGACAATTGGACGCCGACCTCGGCGTCGGCGGAGTAATCGAACATGGCAAAACTACCCTGGAAACCCTGGCACGAAGTGGTCAAGCTGCGGGACGATCTCAAGTCAGGCGAGCTGCCTCTGCACATGTTCGCTGCGGACCTCTACGAGGTCCTGATGCAGAACGGCAAACGGCCGATCTACGAAAAACCGGAGAACTTCTTCGCGCTGACTTTCCCGACGCACAACCTGCGCGCCCTGGTTCGTGACGTGGTGCTTCGCGTCGCAGGCAAAAATGACAAGGCTGTGCGCCAGTTGGAGCTCACATACGGCGGTGGCAAGACGCACACGCTCATCACACTCCGCCATCTCGTGCATGATCCGTCGGCACTGCCGGACGTGCCCGCCGTCGGCGAGTTCGAGCAAGCGATTGGGATGAAGCCACCGAAGGCCCGCGTCGCTGGCCTGTGCTTTGACAAGCTCGACGTTGAGACGGGAATGGATGTTCGGTCGCCGGACGGCAAGGTCCGGCGGCTGAAGCAGCCCTGGAGCGTGCTCGCGTACCAGATCGCGGGCGATGACGGGCTCAAGCTCCTGCACGCCGACAAGAAGGCCGAGGAACGCGAGTCAGCCCCCGCCGAGAACGTCCTCACCGAGTTGCTGGAGATCCCGGTCAAGCAGGGCTTCGGCGTGCTCATCCTCATCGATGAGGTGCTGATGTATGTGCGCGAGAAGGTCGCCCTCGCGCCCGACTACCGGGCGCGTATGGTGAACTTCTTCCAGTACCTGACGCAGGCGGCTACAAAGGTGGACCGCTGCTGCATCGTGGCCTCGCTTCTGGCCAGCGACCCCAAGAAGAATGACGCCTTCGGCAACGAACTCAAGGCCGAGCTCTACGACATCTTCCAACGCCAACGAGAAGAGGCCGTCGAGCCGGTCGTAAAGGAGGACGTGGCCGAGGTGCTTCGGCGGCGGTTCTTCACGACCGAGTCCATCAAGACCCCCGGCGACTTCAAGCAGCATGTGATCGCCGCAATCAAGGGCATCGCCGACCTAGACGAGCAGACCGCCAAGCAGGGACTCGCGACGGAGGACCGCTACCTCAAGAGCTTCCCCTTCCACCCCGAACTGACGGAAGTCTTCTACAGCAAGTGGACCCAACTGGATGGCTTCCAGCGCACCCGTGGCGTGCTGCGGACGTTCGCGCTCGCGCTCCGCGAAGCGGAGAAGTGGGATACCAGCCCCCTCGTTGGTCCTGCGGCGTTCCTGACCGCGCCGGGCAAGAGCGGTCTTTCAGAGGCGGTGGGCGAACTCGTCACGGTGGCCGACACCGGCGGAGGCGACGGCGGCCGCCGCCAGGCGTGGACTGGCATCCTCGTGGGCGAGTTGGCGCAGGCCCAGAACATCCAGTTGGAGTCGGTCGGCCTGAGGTTCCGTGAGATCGAGGAGGCCGTGATCGCCACGTTCCTTCACTCTCAGCCCATCGGTCAGACAGCCAAGACGCGGGAACTCATGCTCCTGCTGGGGCCGACCCGCCCGTTCCGAATCGATTTGGAGAAGGGCCTCACCCGCTGGGCACAAACGAGTCATTGGCTCGACGACCGCCTCGCACCCGGAGGGAACGACCTGCCCGCCCAGTGGCGGCTGGGCAACCGCCCGAACCTCAACCAGATGCACTCCAAGGCTGCGGGCGAGATCTCCGATGATGTAGCTCGCGCCCGCCTGATCGATGAGATCGGCAAGACTAAGGCCCTGACCTCCGGCGCCTCAGCCGCTGGTGTGCGCGTTCACACGCTCCCTGCCAAGCCAAAGGAAATCGACGATGACGGCGTGTTCCGGTACGCAGTGCTGGGACCGAGCGCGGCCTCGGAATCGGGCAAGCCGAGCGCCGAGGCCAAACGGTTCCTTGACGAGACCACAGGCGCGGAAAAGCCCCGCGTGTTTCGCAACTCCGTGCTGCTGCTGACCCCGTCAAAGGACGGGCTCGAAGTGGCGATGGCCCGCGTGCGCGAGCTCATGGCGTGGGACGTGGTCCAGAAGGACCTCAAGGAGCAGGAGAAAGAGGGGAACGTCGATGCGTCGCGGTTGGCGACGTTGGCCATGAACATCGACAAAGCCAAGGGCCGCATTCCCGAAGCGGTGAAGCAGGCGTACTGCATCGTCGTGACCGTGAACGACAAGGACGATGTCCACGCCTTCAAGATCACGGTCACCGACGATCCAATCTTTCAGACAATCAAAGAGGATCAGCGGTCACGCATTCAGGACACGGCGATCACCGCAGAGGCCCTCCTCCCCGATGGTCCGTATAGCCTCTGGAAAGAGGGCGAAACCAGTCGTCGCGTGAAGGACCTCGCCGGGGCGTTTGCGCAGATGCCGCACCTTCCGAAGATGCTCAAGTCGCAGGCGATCGTGGACACGTTGGTGGAAGGCTGCGCACAGGGTGCGTTCGTTTTGCGCCTGATGCGCCCCGACCGGACGTTCCGTACCTGGTGGAGGAGTCGCCCCGACGAGGCGGCGCTTAACGATCCCGCGCTCGAACTCGTGTTGCCGAAGGCAGCTGAACTCACAGACGTGGATTCTGATCTGCTGCGGCAAGGCGCGCTGCCGAGCCTCTGGGCTGGCACTCAGATCACGGTTGCGGATGTGAAGTCGTATTTCAACGGCTCCAAGGTCGTTCAGGTTCAACGGGATGGGTACGAGGAACCCGTGCTGATTCCCAAGGCATCGAGCGAGGCGATCGAGCGGGGGGTGACGGAGGCAGTTGAGGCAGGGGCCATCTGGCTCACGTCTGGCCCGGCGAGCCTTTTGGGCGAACCGATCCCAGCAGGAATCCTCACCGACGCTGCGACGCTGCTCCCACCACCCGCGGCGATCACCGCTCCCGAAATCCTGCCCGAAAATCTGCCGTCGGCGTGGCAGGGCGGCGAAGCAACCGCCCTGGCGCTGGCCACCGCGCTGTCGCAGAACGTGGGGAGGACGCTGCCGTGGAAAACCGTTCGAGACGTGATCGGCGGCGCGATCGCAGCGAGGTTTGTGTCCGTTGGTTCCGGGACATGGCCATGTGACTTGGCCGGTGCGGGAGTCGTGCGGCTCAAGGTTGTCGCCGCTTCTGGCGGCGGAGGCGGAGGCGGGGGTGGCCCCGGCGAAGGCCGCAAGCAGAACGTTGCCATCGCCGCTGCGGACTTCGAGCCGTCTGAGATTCAGGACCTGAGCGACCACATGGCGCGGCTGCTTGAGATTCGTGCAAAGGCCAACGTGCCGATTCGCTTCCATGTCCGCGTGGAGCTTGGCGATGGGGCCAAGCCCCTGGACAAGAAACTCCTCGCGGAGTTCAACCAGGAACTGGCATCCCTCAAGGACGGGTTCTCTGTTCAATAAATCCAGATGACGGGCATCGCTAAAGGAGCCCCATGCCAGCTAATGCACGAGATACATTCCGGATCGACATCGCCCGCGCTCAGGCTTTGGTAGATCATGCGGCGTCGCTCCCGAGTGGCTCAGACCCGGAACATCTGTTGCGGGACGATGTGCTGCGTTCCGGCTGGATGTTCGCGGTTGGGGCGATGGATGCCTATTTCTGCGATGCCTATGCAGACGTGATTGCCGCGACACTGATTTGCAAAGCGAGAGAACCGGGGGTCGTATTACCTGCCTTCGTGCTGAAGATCCAAGTGCCAGTGGCGACGATCCTCGAGGCCTACACGGCTCGCCCGAACTGGAAGTGGCGCATGGCTGCCCGGGCCATGCTCGAGGAGGAAAACGCCTTGCAGATCGAGACGATTCGGAAGTGGTTCAACCCCTTCTTTGACAAGCCCGCAAAAGTGTTCTTTGAAGTCGTTCCAGCATGGCTCGCAGTTGCCCCAGCACCTGACAGGCTCTTTGGCACGACCAATGCTGTCTTTTCCGCATTGGTCGGGAAGGCTCGTTCAGATGCCCACACGGAGGCCCGAGACGCGTTTCATGGTCGGTTGACTGAGATGGTCCAGCGGCGGCACGACTGCATCCATGCCTGCGACCGTCCCGGCAACTCGCCGCAGCCAATTGCGGGGCCGGGCACCGTTGGAAACGTCATTCGCGACATTACCTTTGTGGTCGAGCAGTTCAACACCCATCTCGATACCGAGTTCCGGCGCTGGCTCGCCTGCGGCGGTGTGCCGGGGTCCACGGGCTTTTCAAACGCCGCGATTCAGCAGGTGGGGTATTGACAGCGAGGGCTTGCGATTTGATCGGGCGACGTGAGGTACGGGCAGTGCTGTTAACCAGAGAATCGCCCCTCAGAACGCCCCTGGTGGCCCGGATTCGACGGTTTGAACCCGTTACGATCGGGGAGCTTCAAGGGCCGCGGCCAAGTGCCGCGGCCCTGTTCGTTTACGGCTCGGGTAGCCCCTGGCCCCTCTGGCACCGCGCCAGTTCCACGCGGGAATCCGCGAAGTTTGGCGGCCCACGGCAAGCCGAACCGCGTTCTCCGGTTTGCCACCTTTGCCTAGACGGCATCGTTGAACGCGGCTTCAGGTCGCGCGTGGCGCGCCAAACTCTCGACTCTCGGTAGAGAGCGGTCGAGCGGGTTTACAGGTTGGTTGCCGATAGCCCCGAACGCCCGAGCCGGTTCGCAACGCGGCCGCGTCAGCGCACGGCCTGCTCGCCGGCGAGGATGCGATCGAGCCAGGCAACGTCCCAGATGCGGTCGGCGATCCGGCGGTAGAGCGCCTGCCGTTCGTCGAGGTCCGCCTTCTTGAACTGACCATGCGCCCGGAACGGAAGTTCCTGATCCCGGACAAAGCGGACGAATCCGGGGTTGTGCTCGTAGGCGCGAGGGTGCAGCGACTTGGCCAGCGCGTTTTGTCCGAAGTAGTGCTCCAGCTTGTCGGCATAGGGCCGATCCCCGTAGGAGGCGTTGAACGACTTGGGGAGCAGCAGGAGGCCGCCAAACCGGTTGCGGTAGTCTTCGAAGTCGGTCTTGTGCTGAAACTCGTCGCGGAAATCCTCCGGGTGGTTCGGCCAGATGTGCTCGACCTCGAATCCCTTCTTCCCCCGAAGCGTGATGTACTCCGCGTAGCGAGACTGGCCGCCGCCGCTCACATCGATGTAGTCCGCCATGCGAGCCAGTAGACGCTTGATCGGCTTGTGGCTCCACTGGTTCAGATAAAACCCATCGAACCCCGTGAGCCTCTCGGTTTGCTCTTCGAGCCGCTTGCGCAACGCCGCGGCGATCTCCTTCGGGCTGCCGCCCCGGATGTCGCGCACGACGGTGAAGACGTTGTACTGCAGCGAGTTGTAGTCGCAGTTGCGGAAGTTGCACAGTCGGCGCGACAGATAGATGTCTGCGTACTTGGCGACGAGCCGCATCTTCAGCCGGATCACGTCGTCGGAATCGCTCCGTGACAGGGCAGCCAGCAACAGCGTCGGCTGGTGGGTGAACTGGTGCGTGGCGTTGTGGTAGACGTTCTCCAGCCCAGGCGTTGGCTGCATTTCCGCTCGGCGGATGACCATGTACCACTTCGCGTAGAAGGCCATCTCCGCCGTAATGAAATCCCGGTACGCGGGCGAATGCGGCTGGCTGTTCTTCGCCAGGCCAACACGATCTGCCTGCTCTCGCACCCAGCGGTGGAACTCCGTGCCGATCCGGTCCCACGCCTCGGGCCGAGCATCCTTCTTGCGGATGCGGATGTTGTCGGCGTACTGGCTGCGGAGCCACGCCTTGAAGAAGTCGGAGTCGTACTCCTGGTTGTCGGGCGCCAGCGCCCTCATCTCGGCCAGCATCCTCTTCCACTCGGCGCTCGCAGCGTCGCGGGAACGGGTATCCGCGATGTTCGCCAGCAGGTACCCCTTGAGCATGTCCGTCGGCGACAGTGATAGGCCGCGGTCATTCATGGTCTCGAAGATCGTGTAGGCGACATCATCGGAGTAGGCGGTGATCTCGACCAGGTGAACGTTCTTGGTGAGCCAATCCACGAAATAAGGGAGGGCGGCATCATCGATCTCGTCGGGCCAGAGCTCCTCAATCTCGTTGTACCGGGCCACGATGTTTCTCGACGACTCGGGCAGGTCCTCGTCGTCGATGTCGGTCCCGTCGAATAGCGCCTGCATGATGGCCCGCCGCTCCGGCACATCGACGTTGAACGACTTCTCGCCGTACTCCTCTGAGTAGATCATCTCCCCGACGCTGTTCTGTTGTTTCGCGGCCTGCTGCCGCTTCATCAAGAACAGCAGGACCAGCGTGAGCGTCGTCAATCGCTGCTGGCCGTCGATGATGTAGTCGCGGCCGTCCTTCTGGCTCACGATGATCGAGCCCAGGAAGTACCGGTCATAGCCGGCGACGGCGCGACGCTCGTGCCCGGGCTCGTAGCTCCGGAAAAACACGTCGGTCAGGTCGCTGATCAACTCCTCCAGCTGCTTGGTCTGCCACTTGTACTCGCGCTGGTAGTAGTCGATGTAGAACTTCCGGCCGAACAGGATCTCGCGGAGCGTCTTGCCCTTGCCGTCGATGTTCTTCCGCTGGATGGATTGGTCGTTGCTCATCAGGTATCCCAGACAGATGGCGGACAGGGGCCAGGGAGCCGCAGGCGTCCATCGAAGTCGGATGGTACAGGACCCCGCCCTCCTGGGCAGGAAGGGCCATCAGCCCGTACCATGTCGATTCCCGCATAGCCAGCAACCCTTCCCAATGCCGAACGAAGCCGACACATGCCGCAAGTTCGTCGTCCCCAAGCTCCAAGCGGCTGGGTGGGACACGGAACCGCACAGGCTGAATGAACAGGTCACGTTCACCGACGGGCGCATCATCGTCGCTGGCCGTCGCGGACGTCGGCGGCCGGGCAAGCGAGCCGATTACCTCCTCCGGTATCGCACCGACGTATCGATCGGAGTGGTCGAGGCAAAGGCGAGCTATGCCACGCCGGGGCATGGTTTGCAGCAGGCCAAGGAGTATGCCGAGATTCTCGGCCTGAAGTTTGCTTTCGCCACCAACGGGCACGGCATCCTCGAGTTCGACTTCATCACCGGTCTCGAGCGCGAGATCGAGACGTTTCCTACGCCGGATGAGCTTTGGCAGCGGCTGACCGCGGGGGAGCAGCTCACACCGGAAGCCGCTGCTCGAATTCTGGCCCCGGCGAACCGTGTCAGCGGCCGTGTGCCCCGGTACTACCAGGAGATCGCCATCAACCGGGCGATCCAAGGCGCAGTGCAGGGACGAGACAGGTTGTTGCTGACAATGGCGACCGGCACCGGCAAGACGGTTGTCGCCTTTCAGATCTGCTGGAAGCTTTGGTCATCGCGATGGAACCGGACGGGCGACTATCGCCGTCCGAGGATGCTGTTCCTGGCGGATCGCAGCGTGCTGGTCGACGATCCCATGGGCAAGGACTTTGCCCCGTTCGGCGATGCACGGTGGAAGATCGAGAACGGCGAGGCGAGCCAAGGGCGAGAGATGTACTTCGCACTCTACCAGGCGATTGCCGAGGACGAGCGGCGTATCGGGCTCTACAAGTCCTACCCGCCCGACTTCTTCGACCTCATCGTGGTCGACGAGTGCCATCGTGGCAGCGCCGACGCCAACGGCAGTTGGCGGGAAATCTTGGAGCACTTCAGCGGCGCCTGCCAGATCGGAATGACCGCGACGCCCCGTCGCGATGATAATGCTGACACATATGACTACTTCGGCGATCCTATCTATACATACAGCCTCCGACAGGGCATCGAGGACGGCTTCCTCGCGCCCTACCGCGTCCACCGCGTTGTGACCACATGGGACGCGGCGGGCTGGCGTCCGTCCCAGGGCGAACTGGATCGCTTCGGACGCGAGGTCCCCGACGAGGAATACCACACGAACGACTTCGAGCGCCGCGTAGCGCTCCGCGCCCGCACGGAGGCCGTCGCCAAGCACTTGACCGAGTACCTCAAGAAGACCAATCGCTACGCCAAGACCATCGTGTTCTGCGTGGATCAGAACCATGCCGATGAGATGCGCCGTGCGCTGAACAACGCCAATGCGGACCTCGTGCAGCAGCACCCCGACTATGTGTGCCGTGTCACCTCAGATGAGGGAGACACCGGGCGCACGCACCTGAGCAAGTTCCAGGATGTCGAGCGACCAACGCCCGTGATCCTGACGACCTCCCAGATGCTCACGACGGGGGTTGATGCGCCAACCGTGCAGAACGTCGTGCTCGTGCGCGTGATCAACTCGATGACCGAGTTCAAACAGATCATCGGTCGCGGGACGCGCGTGCGCGACGATCACGACAAGCTGTTCTTCAGCATCATGGACTACACGGGCTCTGCGACGCGGCTGTTTGCGGACCCGGACTTCGACGGCGGCCCGGTGGTCGAGATCGAGCAGTCCATCAACCAGGAAGGCGAGCCCACCGATGAGGAGGTAGTCGTTACACCCGAGGAGCCCCCGCCGGACGACACGATCGTGGACGTGTTCCCACCCGACGTAGACATCGACGACGACGAGGATGACGGACCGAAGCGTGAGCGGTACTTTGTCGACGGCGGGCACGTCGAGATTGCTGCCCACCTCGTTTACGAGCTCGATCCCGACGGCAACCAGCTTCGGGTCGTCCAGTTCACCGACTACACCGCAGACAAGGTTCGAACCCTGTTCCGCTCCGCTGGTGAGCTGCGGGCCGAGTGGGCCGACCCCGACAAGCGTCGCGAGGTGATCGACAAACTCGAAGACCGTGGCATCCGCTTCGAGGACCTGGCGGAGTTCGCCAACCAGCCCGACGCGGACCCGCTGGACCTGCTGTGCTACCTCGCGTTCAACGCTCCGCTGCGCACTCGCCGCGAGCGCGCACGTCGACTGCGGTCGGAGAAGAAGGACTTTTTCGAGCAATACGCCCCCGAGGCGAGGGCGATCCTCGACGAACTGCTCGACAAGTACACCGATCATGGACTCGCTGAGTTCTCGCTGCCCGAAGTGCTCAAGCTCCCGCCGATCAACGCGCACGGAAACACACTTCAGATCGCCCGCCTGTTCGGAGGCGAAGATCGGCTCATGGACGCCGTCCGTGAGTTGCAGTCCCTTCTCTATGCCGCGTAGTCGCCCTACAACCCGCCCCTGTCCCTCGTCTCCACCCCCGCTCCCCTGACCTCACAGATGAACTGAACCCCGCGATGGCAAAGAAGACTCGAAAGCCCGAATCAGCAACTCACGCCAGCGCGAACGATTCGTCCGCGACGAAACGCGGCCGCAAGCCGAAGACCCCGAAGACGCCGCCGACGACAGCCGAGCGATTGGGCAGTGTCGTGAAGTCCTGCCGCAAGATCATGCGGAAAGACAAGGGCCTCAACGGTGACCTCGATCGGTTGCCGATGCTCACCTGGATCATGTTCCTGAAGTTCCTCGACGACATGGAGCAGATCGAGGAATCCGACGCCAAGATGAAGAAGGCCCGGTACCACTCGGCGATCGAATCGCCATATCGCTGGCGGGATTGGGCGGCGAAGGAGAACGGGATCACCGGCCCTGAGCTGCTGTCGTTCATCACACAGGAGAAGACCAGGCGGCCCGACGGCACGGAGGGACCCGGACTACTCAAGTACCTTGGCACGCTCCAGAACGGCAAGGGCAGCCGTCGGCAGGTCATCGGCACGGTGTTCGGTGGCGCGGACGGCACCGGTGGCGGCATCACCAGCCGGATGCAGTCTGGCTACCTCCTCCGTGACGTGATCAACGCTGTCAACTCGATCAACTTCCTCCAGCAGGATGAACTCTTCACGCTCGGCTTCCTCTACGAATCCATGTTGCGAGAGATGCGGGACGCCGCCGGCGACTCTGGCGAGTTCTACACGCCGCGCCCAGTGGTTCGTTTCATGGTCGAAGCGGTGGACCCTCGCCTCGGTGAAGTGGTGCTCGACCCCGCGTGCGGCACCGGCGGCTTTCTTGTTGAGGCGTTCAGCCACCTCCAGAAGCAGGCCAAGAGCGTTCAGCAGCGTGAGACCCTCCAGTCCACGTCGATCCGAGGCGGCGAGCCCAAGTCGCTGCCGTACCTGCTCTGCCAGATGAACTTGTTGCTGCATGGCGTCGAGCGCCCGCAGATCGACCCCGCCAACTCGCTGGACGTGAAAGTCACGGAGCTGGGCGACAAGGACCGCGTCGATGCCATCCTCACCAATCCGCCATTCGGCGGTGAGGAAGAACGCGGCATTCTCTCGAACTTCCCGGCGGACATGCAGACGACCGAAACGGCGATGCTGTTCCTGCAGCTCATCATGCGGAAGTTGCGGCGAGCGCCCAAGCCTGGGCGGGCGGCGGTCATCGTTCCCAACGGCACGCTCTTTGGCGACGGCGTGTGCGCGAAGATCAAGGAAGACCTGATCCTCAACTACAACCTGCACACGGTGGTACGCCTGCCGCAGGGTGTGTTTGAGCCATACACGCCTATCCCCACCAATGTTCTCTTCTTCGAAGCGGGCGAGCCAACACGGACGATCTGGTACTACGAGCTCGCGCTGCCCGAGGGCCGCAAGAAGTACACCAAGACGCAGCCCATGCAGTTCGAGGAATTCGCGGCCTGTCTGAAGTGGTTCAAGCAGGCGCGGCGGACGGAATCGACCACAGCAGAGAACGGCAAGGGCTGGGCGTGGAAGGTGGACATGGCGGCGAAGGTGGCGGAGGCGAAGAAGAAGGCCGCTCCGCACTGGAAGGAAGCCGACGCTGCCCGCGAGCGCGCGAGCCTGTGCGAGAAACAGGCCCGCGAGGCGGCGGCCGACGCCGTCGCGCTGCGAAAGACCGGAGGAGCATCCTCCGCGATCGATGCGTTGTGGGATCGGGAGAAGGCGCTGAAGGACAAGGCCAAGGCCGAACTCGTGACGGCGAAGACAGAGCAGGAGGCGGGCGACGCGATCTATTGGCCGATCTTCAACCTGGACATCAAGAACCCGTTCAGCGCGGAGGCGCTGGAGCACCTGCCGCCGGAGACGCTGGCCGACAGCATCGCGCAGAAGTCCATGCGAATCTCCGCGATCATGGATGAAGTGAAGGGGATTCTCGGTATCTCGTCCGATACTGCTGCTGGCCTCGCGACGGCGGGGGCGGGTACATGAGTGACGCTGGGCCACAGACGCCGCTTGGCGAGTGCATTCGGCATCGCTCGGAGATCATCCGGCTCGATGATCGAGAGACCTACCTGCGCTGCCGTGTTCAGTTGAACGGCCGTGGCGTCGTTCTCCGCGATCGCGTCCTGGGGGTGGATGTCAAGACGAAGGAGCAACAGGTCTGTCGTGCTGGCGAGTTGCTGGTAGCCGAGATCGACGCGAAGATGGGCGGCGTCGGGATCGTGCCCGACGACTTGGCAGGCGCGATCGTGAGCAGCCACTACTTTCTGTTTCAAATAGATGAGTCGAAGTTGCGGCGCAAGTTTCTGGACTACTACCTGCGCACTCCAGACTTCCAGACGCAGGTGAAGGCACGCGGTTCGACCAACTACTCGGCGATCAGACCATACCACGTCCTCGCGTACACGATACCGCTGCCGTTGCCCGACGAGCAGGACCGCATCGTGGCGACGTTAGATGCCGCCGCGGCGCGAGTCACGGAAGCGCAGCGATTGTGCCGCGAGATCGACGAGGAGGCGGATGCGCTTTGCCGGTCAATCCTCTCAGATCCTCGGCACCCCACCGCGCCTACCCCGATGCGTGAGCTTGTGACCCTGCGCCCGCCTGATGTCGATGTCAAAGCCGCAGAGTCGTACCACTTCGCGGGAATCTACTGTTTCGGCAAGGGCATGTTCCGCGGGCAGACGCGGCTCGGCGCGGAGTTCTCATACGACACGCTCTCGCGCGTCCGCGCCGGCGAATTCACCTATCCGAAGTTGATGGCGTGGGAGGGTGCTCTGTGCGTTGTCCCGCCCGAGTGCGATGGCCTCTATGTCTCCACCGAGTACCCGGTGTTCGAGATCAACACAGACCGCGTGCTGCCTGATGTGCTCGACGTGTACTTCCGCTCGCCCGAAGTCTGGCCGAAGTTGTCCGGCACGAGCAAGGGCACCAATGTCCGCCGTCGCCGCTTGAATCCACAGCAGTTCCTGAGCTACATCATGCCGCTGCCCAAGCGGGAAGTTCAGGGGCGCGTCGCAGCGGTTCGCGCGAAGCTCGCGGGTATCAAGGCGCAACACGCAGGGCTCGTGACCGAACTCGAGGCCCTCATGCCCGCGATCCTCGACCGCGCCTTCAAGGGAGAGTTGGCGGGGATGGCGGCGGCCACTCAATCTGGACGTGTCTTCGCGGCTGCCGACCCTTCGGCGACGATCATCAAAGGGTCTACGGTCGCCGTCGAGGGTTCGGCAAGGGTTGTCGAGCCTTCCTTTGTTCCCGTCGAAGGGTCGAACACGAGCATCGAAGGGTCATCGGCAACGGTCGAAGGTTCTTCAACGGGTGGGCACGCGACGAGAACGGCAGACTCTGCGCGTTCCGTGGTGTCCATCACCGTGCAGACCTGGAACATCCCGGAGCTCGCCGCGATCCAGGCCGAGTTGGTCCGCCGCAACGGCGGCAGCGCCACGCTGGGCCGCAAGAAGATCTCCAAAGGGGCCTATCTCGCCGCCGCCTTGCTTGGCGCGAGACAGAATCCGCCGCCGCTTCGCAAAGCGGCCGGACCGTTCAACACCCAGGGGCAGAACGAGGTCGAGGCATATGCCACGCAGGCGGGCTGGTTCCGCGACTTCGCGCCGCCATCCGGGCAGCGATCGTCATCACGCTATCGCGCGGGCGACCGCATCGCAGAAGCCGCAGCGAAGGCGAAGGGGCTGGTCGCGGCCCGGGCCGCGGAGTTCGAACGGTTCATCGGCGTCTTCGTCAAATGGGACTCAGACACAGCGGAACTGCACGCGACGGCGCACGCCGCGTGGAACGGCCTGATCGCGGCGGGCAAGCCGGTGAGCGAGACTGCCATCATCGAGACGTTCTTTGAGTGGAGCGAGGAGAAGGCCAAGTTCAAAACGACGCAGATCCGCTCTGCACTGGCGACGCTGCGCTCCCTCGGCTTGGAACCGAACGGTGGCGGGCCCGTGGTGTCGGGGGTAGGCGAGTCGAACCTGTTCAGCGGTGCGAGTCGATGAATCATGCGCTTCTACGTCGTTCCATATCGCCACACGCTCCCGCCCAACGCCAAGTTCCCGTGCGTTCAGCTCACGCGTGACAGTTGGAACGACTTCGGGTACGTCACGCTCTTCACGATGGCGTATCACGCCACCAAGAAGAAACAGGTGGAGGTTGGCTCGGTTAAGATCCTTCGTCGCGGCGAATCAGCGCCCAAGCTGGACAGCCCGTTCAACGAGGTAGCCGAAGACTGTTGCTCGCTCGGGCAGAGTCTGGAGTACTACAAGACGTTGAGCACGATCCCGCAGGACCGGAGAACGGCGATTCTCCGTGGACTACGCGACGTCGTGCATGATCCCACGCTGGTGCCGCTATTCGAGTCCGAGGAGGGGTGGAAGAAATCCGTGCTGCGATTCAGTGAAGCGGAGCTGGCACTGAAGGAGGGACGCGCTGCCCTAGACGCCAACGAGGTGCAGGAGCAGCCCATCTTGTTCACGTTCCAGGCCGTGCTCAAGGGAGCCAGTGCGCCTTTCGTGACCAACTTTCGCTTCAGCGACACCCCGACCGTCCCGAGCCGGATCATGGCCCTCGTCGGGAAGAACGGCGCTGGCAAGACCTGGTTCCTGTCGCGATTGGCGGCAGCCGTGAGTGGCGATGACCCAAAGGGCAGCAGCTTTGGCAGCGGAGACCAGCAGGAAGGGGAGGTCGACGCCGGACGCCCTCGGTTCAGCCGGGCGATAGCCGTCTCCTACAGCGCGCTGGACCGGTTCCGACGTCCTGGCAAGGAACGCACCTTCAGCTACCGCTACTGCGGGATCTACGACGACACCGGCCGCATCGCCCCGCGCGCACAGATGTTCCGCAAAATGCGGTCAGCCTTTGAGACTGTAAAGAAGTTGGAGCACGAAGACATTTGGAGCGAAGTGCTCGCCGACGTGCTCGACGATGGCGCGTTCACGCTCGTCACCGACTACCTCAAGGCCGGCGGGGACGATCCCAAGCCCAAGGCCCCGGCACTGAGTTCTGGCCAGCTTGTGCTCGCCTCAACACTGACGGGTGTGATCGCTGTCATCGAGCCTGCATCCCTGTTGTTGTACGACGAGCCGGAACTTCACCTTCACCCCAATGCGATCGCGGGGCTGATGAGGGCGATCGAACGGCTGCTCTCGCACTTCCGGTCATATGCCGTGATCGCCACGCACTCGCCGATGATCCTGCAGCAGGTGCCGGCACGGTACGTTCGCGTCTTCACGCGGCTGGATCGGATGACGAACATCGAGCCACTCGGGATTGAGTCATTCGGCCAGAACCTGACCGTGCTGACCGAGCAGATCTTCAAAGCCGGCGACACGCCGAGCCGCTTTCGCGATTGGTCACAGCGGGTCGCCCCAGGACGACCGCTGGAAGAGATTCAGGCGGGCTTCGAGTACCCGCTCAGCTTCGAGGCGAAGATGTTCTTGCGTGCTGATCGAGGGGACGTCTGATGCCCCGGTTGGTGCCCGTGGAGATCGGCGAGACCGTTCACCTCGATGCCATTATCAAGGGCAAGCACGTCGCCACTCGTGCCCGGCTTCGGCTGCTCAAGCCGACCTTGGATGCTCGGTACACCGAGTATTCCGGCACCACGGCGGCGTTTGAGGCGCTCGCGGCCAGCACGCTGGTCGGCACGGCTATAGATGATTGTGTGGACTGCTACAACCTTGATCGCAAGCCCGTCGCGGCGCTGAAGCAGGCGATTCTGGACGCGAGACCTGCGAATCGCAGGTCGCTGTGCCAGTGGTGCCTGATCGACACCTGGAGTGATCTGGATCACTTCGTGCCAAAGGAAACGTTCCCGGAGTTCTCGGTGATGGCCCGTAATCTTGCGCCGTGCTGCTCCAAGTGCAACAAGGCGAAGGGTGACTACTGGCCCCCGGTTGGCGTCGTACCCGAGGTGCTGAGCCTCTACTACTCGTCGCTGCTCGATCGACCCTATCTCGCCGCGACCGTGACGCATGCCTTGGGTGGTTCGTCCGCGATCCAGTTTGCAATCCGGCGGGACGTCGGGCTGACCGCCGCAGAGATTGTGACCCTGGAGACCCACTACTCACGGCTGAAGCTGATGCCACGACTACAAGATGCCGGCATTAGCGCATTGTCGCGATTCCGTGAGACTCTTCGCGCACATGGGGTACAGAGGGCAAATGCAGTTCAGTTCCTCAGCGACGAGGCTGTCGGCTTGACGACCGCCTTTGGTGCAAATCACTATGAAGCATTGACGGCGACAGCGCTTGCGGCGGCTCCGGCGGCGTTGGATGACTATCTGGCATGAGTGTCGCCCTACGCAGCGAGCCGTCGATGTTGGGCGCGACAAACCCGGCTGGTTAGCAGAGGGGTATGGTCGAGGGCTGCGTCCCTCGCCATATGCCACGACACAAATCGCAGAACAACCCGACGCTGGCGGGCACGCCGTGCGTTCCGGCCCGCGCCATCGAACTCCTCGCGGCGGGGACGGCCCGGCTGATCGACGCGAGCGCCCACGATTCGAGCGTCATCATTGAACACGCCGGTTCCCTTCGGGCGGGACTTGAACTCGCGGATCATGCCGCCCTCAGTGTGCCTACGGGTGAACGCCACCGTCCCGAACCGGAGAACCCGGGACGATGCTGCCCGAAGGAGCCTGAAGGACGATGAGGACCACCGCAACCATCCAGCAACAGATCGACGAGCTGCGAGACATGCCCGTGTCGCGGCTCCGCGAGCGCTACGCGGAAGTATTCGGCGAGCCGACAGCCTCCGGAAATCGCCAGTGGCTTTTCCGGCGGGTGGCCTGGCGAATCCAGTCCTTGGCCGAAGGGGACCTCTCCGAGCGGGCGCGGCGTCGGGCCGCGGAGTTGGCCCGGGACGTCGACGTCCGGGTCCGGCCGCCGGGGGAACGGGAATCCGACAAAGTCCGCTCCGGCGCGCGGCTCGTGACAATCACTGGACGGCTCGCGTCGGCGGGAACCGACCGCCTGCCCGCGCCCGGCACCGTCCTGCGGCGCACGTTCAAGGGCGCTGAGCACGAGGTGACGGTTCTCCCCTACGGCTTCGAGTACGAGGGGAAGGCGTACCGATCCCTGTCGGCGGTGGCGACGGCGATCACAGGGTCGCACTGGAACGGGTTCCTGTTCTTCGGGCTGACCAAGAAGGGAACAACATGAGCTCCGCCGTCACCAAGCGTCCCGCCGCTTCGCGCCGCGCCGCCGCGGACGCCGCGCTGGGAAGCTCCTCGCCGTCTAAGTCGGGCCCGCGGACCATCCGCTGCGCCATCTACACGCGCAAGAGCACCGAGGAGGGCCTCAACCAGGAGTTCAACAGCCTGGACGCCCAGCGCGAGAGCGCCATCGCGTACATCGCCAGCCAGAAGAACGAGGGGTGGCTGTGCATCTCCGAGAAGTACGACGACGGTGGATTCACCGGCGGGAACATCGAGCGTCCTGCGCTCAAGCGGCTGATGGCCGACATCGAAGCGGGGAAGGTCGACTGCGTGGTGGTCTACAAGGTAGACCGGCTCAGCCGATCGCTGATGGATTTCGCGCGGCTGATGGCGCTCTTCGACCGCAAGGGCGTGTCGTTCGTCTCCGTCACGCAGCAGTTCAACACGACCCACTCGATGGGCCGCCTGACGCTGAACATCCTGCTGTCGTTCGCACAGTTCGAGCGGGAGATCATCTCCGAGCGAACGCGGGACAAGATCGCCTCCGCGCGGCGCAAGGGCAAGTACCAGCACGGCAAGCCAATCTTGGGGTACGACTTCGTGCCCGCGCCGGCTCCATTCACGGGGCGGCGCCTGGTCGTCAACCAGGTCGAGGCGGGTCGCGTCCGGCGCATCTTCGAGTTGTACCTCGAGGTCGAGAGCATCCTGCGAGTTGCCGACGAGTGCAACACCCGCGGTTGGACCACGAAGTCGTGGACGACCACCGCTGGGCGCACGGTCGGCAACCGGGAGTTCGACAAAACCATCATCTCGCGGCTCCTTCGCAACCCGCTCTACCTCGGGAAGGTGCCGCACAACGGTGCGGTGTACGACGGCGAGCACGAAGCGATCATCGACGAGGATCTGTTCCGCCGCGTCCAAGCCCAACTCAAACTCGCCGGCGAGCGCGGCGGGGCCGGCGTGAAGAACTCGACAGGGTCGCTCCTGGGCGGGTTGGTCCGGTGCAAGGGGTGCGAGTGCGCGATGTCCCCGAGCAGTGCATCGAAGAAGAAGTCCGACGGGTCACGCACCCGATACCGCTACTACGTCTGCTGCAACGCGGTGAAGCGCGGGCGGCAGCACTGCGCCGCCCCGTCCTTGCCCGGGCCGGCGCTCGAAGCGTTCGTCCTTGACCAGGTGAAGGCCATTCTGGCCGACTCCCCGCAGATGACGGCTGTCGTTGGCCGTGCGATCGATCTCCTCCGCGAGGCCGCCAGCGCTCGGATCGCGGAGCAGACGCGGCTCCGTGCCGTGCTCGAACGGCTCTCCGGCGAGGAGCCAACGGCCGCCACGCGCCGCGAGATCGAGCGTGTGCGGCGAACGCTCGCGGCGGTTTCCGCGCAGGTGGCGGCGGACGCCGACCGCCTCATCGACGAGGACGAGGTGGCCGGAGCGGTGGAGGCTTTCGACGGGGTCTGGAACGCGATGACGCAGGCCGAACGCGCCGAGTTCCTGCACGTCGTGATCGCGTCAGTTGAGTACGACGGCCAGACGCAGGACGTCTCGATCACCTTCAACCCCGAACTCAATCCAGCGGAGACACCCAGCGAATGACCTCACCCTCCAAACAGGCAGGCCGCGCTTCGGGTTTCGTCCCGATCACGACGACGGCGAGATTCGTCGTGCCGGGACGGGAACGAGCGGTGGCGCCTTACGGGGTTGCGCAGAAGCCCGTATCACCCGGTCGGGTGCCGCGGGTCGCGCGGTTGATGGCGCTGGCGATCCGGTTCGATGCCCTGGTTCGGGAGGGAGCGGTGAGCACGCAGGCCGAGCTAGCTGCGGTCGGCCATGTCACGCGGGCGCGTGTGACCCAGATCATGAACCTCCTCCACCTCGCGCCAGACCTGCAGGAGGCCATCCTTTTTATGCCTCCTGTCGCGCGCGGCCGAGACCCGGTGACCGAGCATGAACTTCGGCCCATCGCGGCTGAGGTCGATTGGGGCCGTCAGCGTCACTTGTGGCGACGTGCTTATCAGACGTTTTGCGGCGAAACACCTCATCTTGCGGCCAATCCCGGGTGAAGATGTGCCTCTCGGCGGTCGATGCCAATAACAGCGACCAGACGCCAGCGCGGGCGTGTTTCCCGGAACGGCGGTCGTCGAGGCCGACCGCATGGGACACACCCGATTTGGCAACTTACCGAGATCGCGGAAGTGGAAAGAGGTGATCGGCCTCATCGCCGCCGGCGCCGGCGCTGATCAGATCGCCAACGCGATTATCCGCGCGGCCGAGTCCGGCCTCATGGCCGCGGCGCATCATACAGGTCTCGTCGAGGCATTCTGGTCGCTCACGCAGCTCACACAGGCGGCGCGAGAGAAGGACTTTGCCGCCGGCCTTCGAGCCCGTGGCTTTGATGTCCCTGACAACCCCAGCTTGCCGGCAATCATGAGCGCCGTGTCGGCCGCGATCGACCGCAGCATGCCCAACAACAAGGGCCGTACCGATCTGGGCGAGATGGCACACGCCGCAGCGATCGAGACCACGAACCGGATCGTAACCGAGCGGGTCTCGTCGTCCCTCTTTGGGGTCTCCGCTCAAGACGTTCAGCGCGCCTTCCACGACCTCGGCACGGTCAAGAACTTCGGCGACCTCGGCAAGCGGTTCTTCGGCCAGTTGACCAACAAGGTTCTCCAGTCATACGCGAGCCGCGAGTGCGCGAATCACGTCGGTCAGGGGCAGCGGTTTGCCAACCTCGCCGCGAAGGCCGCCTTCGATGAGGCGATGAACGTGCACTGCAGGCAGGCCGCCGTGATCGTCCAGAAGTTTGCCGGGGAGTGGCAGTCGAAACAAAACTGGACGAACAAGGACATCGGCGGGATCACGCGCAAGCACGCCGAGGGGTTTGCTCACCAGGCGATGAAAAAGATGGTGGCCGAACTAAAGGAGGGGAACAAGTGAACCCTCCCGAGATGCTGTTCGCGTGCAATGAGGCCGCTTCGTCCCATCCTGGTACGGTTGCCGGCGTGTCCAAGCTCCGCACCGCGGGGCCGGGAAAAAACGTCACCGTCGAGATCAACGACATCGGCCGGCAGCTCAACCAAAACATCCCCGCGCCGCTCATCGACCTGGTCGAGATCGCCGCGCTCGTGTTTGTCGCCGATCAGATGCAGCGTCGCGGCGAGGACGATGTCGAATCGATGGGTGCGTCCTGGCGTCGCCGCATGCGGTTCGAGATTCCCGTCCGCGTTCCGAAGCTCTGGAGCTCCGCCGAGGTCGGCGATGCGCTTCAGGCACTTCTGAGTTTCCTCTCGGAGGATGAGTACGAGTTCACGTTCACCCAGTACAAGCATCCTCCCACGCTCGACGCGTACTTGAACTTCGGCTCGCTCATCTCGGCCGACCCTGCCGAGTCGGTGGTCCTGTTCTCGGGCGGCTTGGATTCTCTGGGCGGCACCCTCGAAGAAGTGGTTCAGGACAAACGATCCACGCTGCTGGTTACGCATGCGTCGGCCAGCACGAAGCGAGAGCGCCACAAGACCCTGCGGGGCATGATCGCTAGCGCCGCGCCGGGCCCCAAGCCCCAATTCATCAGGATTCGCGCCGACAAGAAGCACCGATCTGAGCGGGAGTACACGCAGCGGGCTCGGTCCTTTCTCTACGCGTCGTTCGCCGTGGCAGTGGCTCGCATGGCCGGGCTGGACGCCATCCGGTTCTACGAGAATGGCGTCGTGAGTCTGAATCTGCCCCTCTCACCCCAGGTCGTCGGCTCGCGCGCGACCCGCACGACCCATCCCAGGGTGCTCGCTTGCATGCAGACGTTCTTTTCGCTCATCACGGGGACATCGTTCAGCGTGGAGAACGGGTTCCTCTGGAAGACCAAGAGCGAAGTGGTCAGCGACATCATTAAGCTCGGCCACGGCGCGATGATTGACTACTCCACGAGCTGCACGCACACCCGCAAGTACCGCACCGATCAGCCCCACTGTGGCGAGTGTTCCCAATGCATCGATCGACGGTTCGCGGTCTTGTCCAGTGGCGGTGAACAGTTCGAGCCCGCGGACCGGTACCGCCACAAGCTGCTGACCGAAGCGCGCGGCGAGGGCGAGTCACGGATCATGTTGGCGTCGTACCTGGAGACGGCTCAGCAGGTCGCGGAGATGGACATCACCGCATTCTACAACCGGTATGGAGAAGCAGCCCGCGCGTTCCCCCACATCAAACTACCTGTGGATGAAGCGGCGAAGCGGATCTTCGAGCTCTACCAGCGCCACGGGAAGCAGGTCGCGTCGGCTATCGACGCAGCCGGCAAGGCGTACATGTCCGAGATCCGGAAACGCACCCTGCCCGAGACGTGCACGTTGCGCCTCGTGCATGATCCGAACCCCAACACGACGATTGCGAGCGCCCCGTCGGCGTCGGGCATAGCCGAACCGCCGCCGCCGTCGCACCAGCTCGTTCAGGAGGGCCAGGGCTGGCTGCTGCGGTTCGACGGAATCGACAAGCGATTCGAGCTCAGCGTGGGCATGGTCTATCTGCAGGCCATGCTGTATCGGCCAAACAAGCGGTTCACGGTGGCCGAGCTCTACTCCATCGCCCGTCCGCACATGAAGGACATCCCGAGCGCCCGGGCAGAGGCGCAGTTGGATGCGAAGGGAGCGCGTTTAGTCTGGGTGAGGATCACCGAGGTCAACGACGCGATCGCCGCCGCCATCAAGGCCGGCGATACCACCGCCCAGAAGGTCGCAGAGAACGAGAAGGAGAAACTGCTCGCGTACCTGCGTGAGCACAACTTCGCCGGACGCATGAAGGTGGAAAGCGCCGACCACAAGCGTCTCAGGGACCGTGTCCGCAATCGGGTGAACGACGCGATCGGAATCATCAAGAAGTATCACGCCACCGCCGGCGACCACATCGACGGAGCCATATCTCGTGGCTCTGTCATGGCTTACGCGCCCGTCGACCTGCCGCCGTGGGAGTTCTGACTCCGCTACGCCGAATGTAGCGGCCCGCTACGCCGCGTGTAGCCCCGGACGTGCCGGAGCGGCTGCCCGGCAGGACGTCCTCCACGTTTCCTGATCCACATCTCGCACCGAGCTGCTGCCGGGCCCTGCGGGCGATGTCTGGCACGAGGAGGCATCATGCCTTCGATCGCAGCAGACCGGGCGCTGACGTGCGCCGATCGTAGCGGCTTTGCCGCTTTCCCTTCCCTCACCGTCCGGCAGATGGAGTTCCGCACCGAGCGTCTCGGACGGCTGTACTCCCTCTTCCCCGACCAGGTCGCCGATCTCCGGCAGGAGTTGGCGGCCGAGATCGTGCGCGCGCTGCGGCGGTTCGATCCGACGATCGCCTCGCGGACGACGTTCATGAAGGGCGTCATGAACCTCTGGTACCGGCAGAAGTGCAAGCAGCTGCGCCGCGAAGCGGCGGAACGCGACCGGCTCGTTCCTCTGCCGCCGCTGGGGACCGAGGGCAGGGACTTCGCAGACCGCCGCCTCGGTGGCGTGGCCGAAGTGGACGCACGCCTCGATCTCGCCGACCGCATCGCGGATCTGCCGCAGGACCTGTTCGCGCTCGCCCGCGACCTGCTCGCGGGCAAGTCGGTCCCGGAGATCGCCGCCGAACGCGGCGTTCACCGGGGGACAGTGAACCGCATGGTCCTGCAACTGCGCGCCCGCCTGGCCGACCTCGATCCGGCCGCCAACTAGCGCGCGACAAGTGGCGGGCGCGGGCAGAGGGGTATTGGCGTGCCCCCTGCCCGTACCCCGCGCACGGAACCGCCCGGCCCTGCCGACGAGAGCCTGCCGCTCGTCCGGTTGGGGCAGGGCGATTTCACCCGCGACCTGCGGGCCGAGGACCTCGATCCCCATCACCACAGGAACGGAGCCACCATGCCCCTACTCGATTCGGTGATCACGACCACGACACCCTCGCCGCCCAAGATTCTCGTCTACGGCACTCCGGGCGTCGGGAAGACCACGTTCGCCGCCAGCGCCGGCGCGCTGCTCCTGGACTGCGAGAACGGCGCAGGCGCCGTGCCCGGGCTCACGCGGACCCCGTTCCTCAAGAGCTGGCCCGAAGCGCAGGCCTGGCTCGCCGAGATCGAGGCCCAGCCCCCCGAGGGGCTCGGAGCCGTGGCGATCGACACGCTCGACTGGCTTGTGCAGCGCATCGTCGAGTACGTCGTGATGGACCTCGACAAGAAGAGCAAGGGCGAGGTTACCAACACGCTCTCCTCGGCCCACGGCGGATACTTCAAGGCCCGCGAGATCGTCAACAACATCGTCAGCCGCGACCTGCTCCCGCTGCTCAACGCAATCGCCGACCGCGGCATCGCCGTGATCCTGCTGGCGCACGCGGCCAACACCAAGATCACCACGCCCGAGGGGTACGACGTGCGGCTCGCCGCGCCGGATATCCCGCAGTGGATCGCCCCGACGTTCGTCGAGTGGGCCGACGCCGTGCTCTACGCCTCGCGCGAAACCACGGGCGAGCGCGTGCTCACGACCGAGGGAACGAGCAACGTCACCGCCAAGAACCGCTACGGCCTGCCGTCCAAGGTGGGCCTGTCCTGGAAGGACCTGTCGGACGCGATCCAGCATGGGCTGGAGCGCCAGTCGGCCGGTCGCTGATCCACATCCCCATCACCGCACCACACACTCGTTCATGAAGGAGTCCGCTCAATGGCCAGCCTGAACAACTTCGACGCCAATCAGGTCGATCCATCCGTTGCGCTCGATCCGCTCCCCGCGGGCAAGTACATCGCGGTCGTCTCGGAGTCCGAGCTCAGGCCGACCAAGGCCGGCGGGGGCAAGTACCTGCAGCTCACGTTCCAGATCATCGAGGGCGAGCACAAGGGACGCCTGGTGTGGGCCCGCCTGAACCTCGAGAACAAGAGCGAGATGACCGTGAAGATCGCCCGCGGTGAACTTTCGGCGATCTGCCGCGCCGTCGGGGTGATGCAGCCGCGCGACTCGGTCGAACTCCACAACGTGCCGTTGGAGATCAACGTTGGGCTTAAGAAGCGCGACGACAACGGCGAGTTCACCAACGTTATCAAGGGGTACGCCAAGAAGGGCGGCAACAACGGGACGACGACGGCTCCGCGTCCCGCCGCGAGCACCGGCCCGGGGAGCACACCGCCCTGGAAACGCTGACTCCATCCGGGCGTCTCCTCGAACTCCCTTACCCGCCAAGTGTGAACCACATCTGGCGGCGCGTGGGCGAGAGGACCGTCATCAGCCGCGAGGGCCGGCGCTACCGCAGGGACGTGTGCGCCGCCCTCGCGGCGATGTCGGGGAGGCGAACGGCGCGGATGGAAGGGCGCTTGGCGGTGAGTGTCACCGTCTGCCCGCCCGACCATCGCCGGCGCGACCTGGACAACGTGCAGAAGGCGCTGCTGGACGCGCTCGCCAAGGGGGGCGTGTACCGCGACGACTCGCAGATCGATCGGCTGGAAGTTGAACGCGGCCCGGTGACTCCGGGCGGAAAGGTGCTGGTGGAGATCCGTGAGATCGCGCGTACGCACAGCCCCAGCCGCGTTCAGGGATGACGGTCCCCGCGCGGTGGACGGCACGCGCCGGGGCGACCCGATCCCGGGCAGCCGGTTCTTCCGGTCGTTCTGCGCGTGCTGCGGTGTACCGATGCGGATGGAGGCGGATCGGGTGAACGAGGACGTGCTGTGCAACGAGTGCGATCCGCCGCACATCGGCGTGGGTGGGCCGCACGGCGGCCTGAACGGGCTCGACGCCGACCTCGATGCGTGGAGGCCTTCGTCCCTGGCTGGCTGATGTGGAGTCCTGACCCCGTGGACCTTCGACCCTACCAATCCGACGCCATCGCCGCGGTGTACGAGCACCTGCGCACCCGCGACGACAACCCGTGCGTGGTGATCCCCACGGGCGGCGGCAAAACGCCGGTCATCGCCACGATCTGCCGCGACGCCGTGACGCGCTGGAACGGCCGCGTCGTCATCCTGGCTCACGTCAAGGAACTTCTCGAGCAAGCCGCCGACAAACTGCGGCTCATCGCCCCCGACGTGCCCGTGGGCATCTACTCGGCGGGCCTCAAGCGCAAGGACCTCGGGTACGCGGTCACGATCGCCGGCATCCAGAGCATCTGGAAGAAGGCGTGCGACCTCGGGCCGGTCGACCTGATCATCGTGGACGAGGCGCACATGGTGCCTGCCGAAGACGACGGGATGTACCGTCAGTTCATCGCCGACGCCAAGGTGGTGAACCCGCACGTTCGCATCATCGGCCTGACCGCGACGCCGTATCGCCTCAAGTCCGGGCCGATCTGCGCAGCGGAGAACATTCTCAACCACATCTGCTACGAGGTGGGCGTCCGCGAGCTCATTGTGCAGGGTTTCCTGTCGCCGCTGAAGACCAAGGCGGGGCTGCAGAAGATCAGCACCGACGATCTGCACGTCCGTGCCGGTGAGTTCGTGGCCAGCGAGGTCGAGGACCTCATGGACAAGGACGGCCTGGTCGAGGGGGCGTGCGCCGAGATCGTCGAGCACACCAAGGACCGCCGTGCCACCCTGATCTTCGCATCCGGCATCCGCCACGGGCAGCACATCGTCGAGGTCCTCAAAACCAAGCACGGGATCGAGTGCGGCTTTGTTTCCGGCGACACACCCACCGGCGCGCGCAGCGCCATCCTTGGGCGCTTCCGGGCGGGGGAACTCAAGTACCTCTGCAACATGAACGTCCTCACCACGGGCTTCGACGCCCCGCACATCGACTGCGTGGCGCTGGTGCGGCCGACCATGTCGCCGGGTCTGTACTACCAGATGGTGGGACGGGGCTTCCGTCTGCACCCGGGCAAGGCGGACTGCCTGGTGCTGGACTTCGGCGGCAACGTCCTGCGGCACGGGCCAGTGGACGCCGTCCGCCTTGACACCTTCGACCGCGGCGAGGGTGAGGCGCCGGCCAAGGAATGTCCGCAGTGCCAGGCGCTCATCGCGGCCGGGTACCAGACCTGCCCCGAGTGCGGGCACCAGTTCCCGGAGCCCAACAAGCAGAAGCACGAGGCGCAGGCAAGCACCGAGAGCATCCTCTCGGGCCAGACCAGCCGTGAGGAGCACCACGTCAGCGAGACGACGTACCACGTCCACATGAAGCGGAGCGACCCGTCCGCGCCGCTCACGATGCGGGTCGAGTATCGGGTTGGCTTCAACCACTACTTCCGCGAGTGGGTCTGCTTCGACCACACCGGGTACGCCCGAACCAAGGCCGAGGCGTGGTGGCGGGCCCGGTCGGTCGAGCCAGTCCCCGGCGGCACGGAGGAGGCTGTCGAGATGGCAAGGGCGGGCGCACTGGCCCCGACGCTCCACATCACCGTGGAGAAGAAGGCTGGCGACCAGTTCGAACGGGTCGTCGCGCACCGCCTGGGCGACAAGCCGCCCCGTCTGGACAGCGATGATGGGCTGCCCGACGCGCCGGTGCAGCCGGTGGGCACGACGTACGGCATCCCCGATGAGGAGATCCCGTTCTGAGCCCCGCCGCCGAACTCCAACTCGGGCCCGCGGCCTCGGCGTACCTCAGCGCTGGGCTGTCCGTCCTTCCTGCACTGCGCCGCGGGGACGAGAAGCGAGTCGCGCTCCCAAAGTGGTCAGCGTTTCAGCGGCGCCTCCCAACCGACGCGGAGTTGTCGACCTGGATGAACCTCGAGCCCGACGCCATCTGCGTGGTCTGCGGGGCGATTTCCGGCAACCTTGAGATGATCGACTTCGACTGCGCCGGCGAGGCCTTCGACGCGTGGCGCACGATGGTCGAAGAGATTCAGCCCGGCCTGGTTGAGCGTCTTCTCGTCGAGACCACGCCTTCGGGCGGTCGCCATGTGGTGTACCGCTGCGAGGCGCCGGTCTGCGGCAACACGAAACTCGCCCAGCGGCGAGTGGATGCCGACGGCGAGGCACCGGTCATGATCGGGGGCAAGTCGCTCACGCCCCGGCGCGGCGCGGACGGGAAGTGGTGCGTCGTCGTCACGCTCATCGAGACGCGGGGCGAGGGCGGGATGTTTCTGTGCGCCCCCTCGCCGGGCTACGAGGCCGTTGCGGGGAGCCTGGCGAACCCGCCGCTCGTCTCGGCCGAGGAGCGCGAGGTGCTCCTCGGCTGCGCCTGGCGGATGAACGACGCCGAGCCCGCCGTGACGGGAGCGCCGCAGCAGTCTTCGGGTACGTGTGTCCGGCCCGGGGACGACTACAACGCCCGGGGGGATGCGCGGGAGATCCTGCGCCGCCACGGCTGGGAACTCGTCAAGGGCGGCGAGAACGAGCACTGGCGGCGGCCGGGCAAGCAGAGTGGCACGAGCGCGACGCTCAAGGGCGGCGTCTTCTACGTCTTCTCGAGCAACGCCCCGCCGTTCGAGCCTAACCAGGCCTACGCCCCCTTCGCGGTCTACGCGCTGCTCGAGCACGGCGGGGACTTCGCCGCCGCGGCCTCGGCGCTCCGGGCCGAGGGGTTCGGGACCGAGCCGCCCGAGTCCGCCGACGTGGATCTCTCCGCGTTCACCGCGGAGCACCACGACGGCGACGCGGTCGAGCATGTCGAGCGGCCGGACGATCCGGGACAGTTCCCGCCCCATCTTCTGTCGGTGCCCGGTCTGATCGGGGAGATCGTGGCGCACAACGTCGCGTACGCGCCACGCCCGCAGCCGCAGTTGGCGCTCGCCGGCGCGATCGCTTTGCAGGCCGTGCTCGCCGGCCGGAAAGTCTGCGACGAGCGCGGCAACCGTACCAACGTCTATTGCGTGGGCCTGGCCAAGAGCGGCGCGGGGAAGGACCACGCCCGCAAGCTCACGCGAGACATCCTCTTCGCCGCCGGCGCTGATGATCTTGAGGGCAACGAGGACCTGGCCAGCGACGCCGGCCTCTTCACCGCCGTCGAAGCCCAGCCGGCGATCCTGTTCCAGCTCGACGAGTTCGGGCGCTTCCTGCGGACCATCGGCGATCCCAAGAAGGCCCCGCACCTGTTCAACGTGCTGACGGCGTTCATGAAGTTCTACAGCTCCGCCGACACTTTCGTGCGCGGCAAGGCCTACGCCGATGCCAAGCGCAACAAATCCGTGGACCAGCCGTGCGTCGTGCTCTACGGCACCACCGTGCCGGACAGCTTCTGGGAGTCGCTCACCTCAGAGAGCCTCAGCGACGGGTTCATCGGCCGCCTCCTGGTCTTCGAGTGCCCCGAACGACCCAAGCGCAAGCGCCGGGCCCGCGTGCCCCCGCCCAAAGCCATCGTGGATCGCGTGCGCTGGTGGGCGGAGTTCTCGCCGGGCGGCAACCTCCGCAAGGAGCACCCCGAGCCGCTGGTGGTGACGGCGACGCCCGAGGCCGCCGCGCGCTTCGACGCGCTGGCCGACCACGCCGATGCCGAGATGGAGTCCAAGGGCGAAGGCATCGCCGCGGTCTGGTCGCGCGCCGAGGAAAAGGCCTGCCGCTTGGCCCTGATCTACGCCTGCTCGGCCAACCCGGAGAATCCCGTCATCGACGAACAAGCCGCGTCGTGGGCGTGCGACCTATCAAGCTACGTCACGCGTCGCCTGCTCTTTGAGGCGCACGTCCGCATCGCCGACGGCCAGTTCGACGCCCGCCAGAAGCGCGTGCTCCGGATCATCGACGAGCACGGCGGCACGCAGGGCATATGCCACACCCAGCTGCTCTGGAAGACGCGCTGGCTGAGCGTCCGCGAGCGGCAGGAGGTCATCGACAACCTGATTGCCACGGGGCAGATCAATGAAGTTCGAGTTGCAACGAAGGGAAGGAGCGCAACCCGCTATGTTTCCAGAGCCTGAACGCACCACGACGCCTTCGCTGCTTGTTTGCGGGTCTCCTTCGTCTGTATACACGCGCGGGGAGAGAGAGAAGAGGTATGCAAACAAGCAATCATCTTTCTCTTCACTCAATTCCCCGCCTATTCCTCGTGCGAAACCCCGTGGCGTGCCCCGACACATTCCGGCCCGCCCAACTTCATTGATGGTTGGGATGGCAATCCCGGGTGGGAGCCTTACAGCCGGAAGCCTTACGGCGAGGGGGTCGGGGGTCGGTAGGTACTCCCGGGCCGAGCCTGCGAATCGATGCCCGCGGGAACAGCCGCGCTTGGCGACAGAGTTTGTTTCGCGCGTCCGGGCGCGGGGCGGTTGGGTGGCGGGGGTAGCCCGCCTCTCCGCCAGGTACGCGACGTGGGCCAACGCGGGCGAACCCGTGGCCAACGGGCGCGCCAGGTAACGGGGCAGGAATCGGGGCGCTTCGCCGCCCCCGGACGGGCCCGTCAGCCCGAGCGATCCAACGAGCCAGCGATCCCCGGACCTACCGCGCCGCGGTGGGCCACCACGACGCCCCACGCGCCGCGCCGGCGCGCACGACGGAGATCGCTGTGAACATCGAGATGCTTCCTATCGACGCGGTCAAGGAATACGACCGCAATCCCCGCACCATCAACGACGCCGCGGTCGAGGCGGTTGCCAAGTCGATCGAGACCTTCGGCTTCAAGATCCCGATCCTCATCGACGGTGACGGCGTCATCATCGCGGGGCACACGCGGCTGCGCGCCGCGAGGAAGCTCGGGCTGAAGGAAGTGCCGACGATTCGCGCATCGGACCTGACGCCCGACCAGGTCAAGGCGCTCCGCATCGCCGACAACAAGGTCGCGTCGCTCACGGCGTGGGACATGGAACTCCTGCCCATCGAGCTCGCCGACCTCAAGGGCGTGGATTTCGACCTGGCGGTGCTCGGCTTCAGCGCCGAGGACCTCGCGGCGATCATGGCTCCCGCCGGCAACGAGGGTCTCACCGATCCCGACGATGTTCCTGGCGCTCCCGACGCTGCGACGACCGTGCCCGGCGACATCTGGGTGCTCGGCAACCACCGCCTCTTGTGCGGCGATTCGTCGAAGCCCGAGGACCTGGATCGGTTGCTTGGCGGCCAGCCGATCCACCTCGTGAACACGGACCCGCCGTACAACGTGAAGGTCGAGCCTCGCTCAAACAACGCGATCGTCGCCGGCCTGAGCTCGTTCGCCCTGCCCGGCAAGGCCGACCAGCACGATCAGCAGAGCGCCGACCTCAACCGCTACCCCGAGAAGAGCCGCGCAACGCACAAGAAGCTCCGGGCCAAGGACCGGCCGCTCGCCAACGACTTCGTGTCCGACGACGAGTTCGACCGGCTGCTCGCGGCGTGGTTCGGGAACATCACCCGCGTGCTGATCCCCGGCGGCACGTTCTACATCTGGGGCGGATACGCCAACTGCGGGAACTACCCGCCCGTGCTCAAACGCTGCGAGCTCTACTTCGCGCAGGCGATCATCTGGATCAAGGAACACCCGGTCCTGACCCGCAAGGACTTCATGGGCAACCACGAGTGGTGCTTCTACGGCTGGAAGGAAGGGGCGGCCCACCGCTTCTTCGGCCCGGCGAACGTGCCGGATACGTGGTCGATCAAGAAGGTGAACCCGCAGAGCATGGTCCACCTCACCGAGAAGCCCGTGGAACTCGCGCGGCGGGCGATCGAGTTCTCATCCCGGCCCGGGGAGAACGTGCTCGACCTTTTCGGGGGCTCGGGCTCCACGCTCATCGGCGCAGAGATGACCGGGCGGCGGGCGTTCCTCATGGAGCTCGACGCGCTCTACTGCGATGTCATCGTGCAGCGGTGGGAGAAGTTTACGGGCCGCAAGGCGGAACGGCTCTCCGCCGCGCCGGCAAACTCTGTGGCCGAAGAGAAAGCCCCGGCGAAGGCCGAGGCGTGAGGAGGGGGCACCGATGCGTTCAGACGCTGGGGCCCTTTTCCCGGAGGGCGTGGAACTCGACCATCGCGTCCTCGTAGGGCGTCGCTCCCGCGGCGGCGTGGTTGCGCCCGCCCGCGGGGACGACCACGCTCCGCTCCTTGAGGAAGGCGAAGGCGACGGCCGCCTGTGTCCAGGGGATGTTGGCGGCGTGCCGGAGGTCTTCGAGGTTGAACGGGCTCGTGGCCTCGGCCACCGCATGGGCGACCGCCTCGAAAGCGTCCTCCGGACACCGGTGCTGGTACGGCTCGCCCTTCATCGGGACGACGCTGCGGACCAGCGCCCGCGTGCCATCGACCGTGAACGTCTCCGTCCGCTCGTTCGCGGGCGGCTCGTTGCAGGCCGCGACCGCGTGCTCCAGCGCGTCCCACTCCTCGGTGGTGAGCATCTGGACCTCGCGGGCGTTGAGCAGGCGCTCGGCCGCGTCGAGCAGGACTTCGAGTTGGGCGCGGGTGGCCTGCATGGGTCAGGCCCCCTTCCCGGCGACGAAGACGCCCTTGTCGTGCTTCTTGAAGCGGGCCTTGTCGCCCTTGGCGGCGATCTCGCGGATGATGGCGGCGTAGAGCGTGGCCTCGGGCGTCTTGCCGCCGGGGCTCTTCCAGAGTCCCTTCGCCTCCATCTTGGCGATCATCTCCTTGGCCCGCATGGGAACCTCGGAATCGGCGAGTACCTGCGCCGCGGCGTCGAGGGCGCTGACGCGCTTCGGGGGGGTGGGCTTCTTCTCCTTCGCGGGCTTTGGGGCCTTGGGCGTCTTGGGTGCCTTCCCGGCCTTGGCCTTCGCGGGCTCGGCGGGCTTGCCGTCCAGGCGGTCCTTGATCTCGGCGAGCGCCGCCTTGCGGAGGCGCTCCGTCTTCGCTGCGCCGTCGGCGCGGACAGCGCTCTTGGACATGCGGGTCTTCGGGGCCTTTTTCGTCTTCGTACTCATGCGATTCTCCAAACCAGGGGTGCGGAATCCCGCCGCACGCTGCGGCGGGGAATCGGGGCCGGCGCGGTTCCCCGCGCCGCCTCGCGGCTAGCAGCCCGCGACGCGCTCCATCTCGTTGAGGACGTCGTGGACCATCGAGTTGGTGGCGGCGGCGCGGCCGCGGCGGTCGGTCCCGTAGACGACCTTGGCGACCTCGACCGCCTTGGCGTAGCGGGAGTCGCGGTCCTCGTCGCGGGCGATGTGGGCGATGCAGATGTCCTGCCTGCCCGCGTGGCGTGTGTTCTGCTCGATCGTCACTTCCGCGCCGCGCTCGGTGCGGCTGATCTTGATGTCCTTCTCGTGGCCTTCGATCACGATCGTCTTGATGTTCATGGGCGTGCTCCTTCGAGGGGATGGGGGTGCGTGCGTGGCGGGCGGTTACTCGGCCAGGAAGCGCTCGACGTCCTCGCGGTCCATACCGCTGAGGAACCCGACCACATCGATCAGGTCGCTGCGGACCTTCCCGAGGTTGCCGGTGATGCCCCAGTTGGTCGGGTCGGCCTTGGCCCGCTCGTCGTGCTTGTCCAGTTCCATTGCCAGCACGTCGAGCAGGCGGGCGATGTCGTTCCGACGCGCGGCGTACATCTCGGCGGCGGTGGGCTGCGTGGGGGCGGGCTTGGCGTTCTTGTTCGTGCGGTTCTTCATACTGGTACCTCTCGTCGCTTGGGGTGCTTGCGGTGCGTGGTGACTCCGGTAAACAACGAAGCCCGCATTTCGCGGGCTTCAGGTCGTCGGGCGGGTTGTGCGGTTGGGCGGGGGCGTCTTGGGCCGCCCCACCGCGTCGAGGTAGTCCACCAAATCGCTGGTAAACCAAGTATCGCCGTCGACCGCGTCGTGCTCGTCGGGGCCGCGGCGGCCGTCGGGGTCGATCTCGAAGAGGCGGAAGCCGCCGGCGCTGGCGGCGTCGACCGACCAGGTGCGGCCGTCGGGCGTGCGGACCTCGATGCTGGCAACCGCGAACCCGCGGCGTCCCAGGGCGGTGACGATCTCGATCGTGTTCTTCGTTGTCGTGTTCATCTTCGTGGTCTCCGTCGCGGGGTTCCGCCCCGCGTTGTGACACATGAAGCCATGACATCCGCGAACAGGCAAGGCGAATCCGCGCGGCATCGCCGTCATTCCGCGACATGTGGGCAACTCGGCGGGACATGTGGGCAAGTTCGGGCGGGAGGTCCGCGATGACTCCCGAACACGCGCCTAGTCCCGCCGCATCGCCAGGGATGTCCCGGCTGAACCCCGCGGCGCTCCCCTTGGCGGACGCCGCCCGCGTCCTCACGCGCCTGGGCGGCAAGGCCGTCAGCGAGGCGATGCTCCGCGACGACATCAGCGCGGGCGCGCCAGTGAACGCCGACGGCACGATCAACCTCGTGCACTACGCCGCGTGGCTCGTGAAGGAGATGGCTGGTTCCGGAGGTGGCGGTGGCGATTGACCCGCGCAAACTCAAGCCCGGCGAACTCGCGCGCCTGCTCAACAGCACACCGCTGGGCGAGGTGGTGAGCGAGCGGCAGCTCCATCGGCACCGCACGCGCGCCGGGTTCCGCGTTGCTGCGGACGGGGATGGTGGCAAGGTTGACCTGTTCCGGTACGTCGCCTGGCTGGTCACGACACGGCACGAGGCCCTCGCCGAAGCAGCCCGCCAGCCCGAGGGGCTCACCGGCTACGAGGCGATGAAGGAGCGGGCGCGGCAGCGCAACGCCGTGCTCTCGCTCTCGGGACGCGACATCGGCGAGCTCCCGCCGGTGGCCGATCCGGGGCGACGCGAGCGGGCGGCGCGAGACTTCCGGTACTTCTGCGAGACGTACTTCCTGCAGACGTTCCATCTCAAGTGGTCGGACGACCATCTCAAGGTCATCGCCAAGATCGAGCAAGCCGTCCTCGAGGGCGGGCTGTTTGGGATGGCCATGCCCCGTGGCAGCGGCAAGACCTCGCTGTGCGAGGTCGCCTGCCTGTGGGCCATGCTCTACGGGCATCGGGACTTCGTGGCGCTGATCGGCTCGGATGAGGAGCACGCCGCGGGGATGCTCGAATCGATCAAGGCGGAGCTGGAGAACAGCGAGCTTCTCGCCGGCGACTTCCCCGAGGTCTGCCATCCGATCCGCTGCCTGGAGGGCATCCACCAGCGGGCCTCGGGACAGCTCTACCAGGGCAAGCAGACGCACATCGGCTGGACCGCCCGGGAGATCGTGTTGCCGACGATCTCCGGCTCGGCTGCCGCCGGCGCCATCATCCGTGTCGCCGGGATCACCGGCCGCATCCGCGGCATGAAGCACAAGCGAGCCGACGGCACCTCGGCGCGGCCGTCGCTTGTGCTGATCGACGACCCGCAGACCGACGAGAGCGCCCGGTCGCCCTCGCAGTGCGCTAACCGCGAGCGCATCCTCGCCGGCGCGATCCTCGGCCTCGCTGGCCCGGGGAAGAAGATTGCGGGCCTCATGACGCTGACGGTTGTCCGCCCCGACGATCTGGCCGACCGCATCCTCGATCGGGACAAGCACCCGCAATGGCAGGGCGAGCGGACGAAGATGATGTACGCATTCCCGGTGCGGGAGGCGCTCTGGCAGCGGTACGCGGAGCTGCGCGCCGAGGGTCTGCGGAACGATCGGGGGATCAAGACCGCCACGGAGTTCTACCGCCAGCACCGGACCGCGATGGACGAGGGGGCGGCGATCGCCTGGCCGCAACGGTTCAACCACGATGAACTATCCGCGGTCCAGCACGCCATGAACCTGAAGCTCCAGGACGAGGCGGCGTTCTTCGCGGAGTACCAGAACGAGCCGCTGCCCGAGGTCCAGGCCGCCGACGACCTGCTGAGCGCGGATCAAATCGCGGCGAAGGTGAACGGGCAGGCCCGCGCTGAGGTGCCCATTGGCTGCACCCGGCTGACGATGTTCGTGGATGTGCAGGGCAAGGCGCTCTTCTATCTCGTGGCCGCCTGGGAAGACGATTTCACGGGGTACGTGGTCGACTACGGCACCGAGCCGGACCAGAAGGCGCCGGGAGGGTACTTCACGCTCCGCGACATGCGCCGGACCCTGGCGACCGCGGCCCCTCGCGCCGGAGTCGAAGGAGCGATCTATGCCGGTCTGGAGCGTCTGGTCGCTTCGCACCTGGCGCGCGAATGGCGTCGCGACGACGGGGCGATGGTGCGGATCGATCGCTGCTTGATCGACGCGAACTGGGGATCGTCCACCGACGTGGTGTACCAGTTCTGCCGCCAGAGCCCGCACGCGGGCGTGCTCATGCCAAGCCACGGCCGGTACGTCGGTGCGTCGAGCATTCCCTTCAGCGACTACAAGCGCAAGCGGGGCGACCGGGTCGGCCTGAACTGGCGTATCCCGGTCGTCACCGGCAAGCGCGCCGTGCGGCACGTCGTCTTCGACACGAACTACTGGAAGTCGTTTGCGCACGCGCGGCTCGCGGTGCCCATGGGCGATCCCGGGTGCCTGTCGCTGTTCGGAAGCAAGCCCGAGCCGCACCGCCTGCTGGCCGAGCACCTAACCAGCGAGTACCGCGTGAAGACCGAGGGCCGCGGGCGCACCGTGGACGAGTGGAAGCTCCGTGTCGACGGGCTCGACAACCACTGGCTCGACTGCCTGGTCGGCGCGGCGGTCGCGGCCTCCATGCAAGGCGCCGTGCTGTTCGGCACGGATCACAAGGTGTCGGCTCGCCCCCGGTTGCGGTTGTCCCAGCTGCGAGGAGAACGCCGGTGAACCCCCGCGTGCCAGCCCGCCCTGCCAAGCCGCTCCCCCAGCCGCGCGGGCTCACCTGCCCCCGGTGCGGATGCCGCCACTTCGACGTGCTCTACACACGCGCGGCTGGGGGGGCCAGCGGTGCGATCCGCCGCCGGCGTTCGTGCCGGCATTGCGGTCGGCGGATCACGACCGTCGAGCGCCCCATCGAGTGACCGGGTCTACCCGTAGACCGTTTCAGCCACATTGCTATCGCACGCGCGACAACACACCGGCTGGAGCAGAGGGGTACTGGCGTGCCACCGGACCCCGACCCCAACCTTGAGCAGGCCATCCGCGACAACGCGTCGCAGCCCGCCAAGGCGTCGGTGGATGGCCAATCTGTGGAGCAGCACCCGCTGAAGGACCAGATCGAGGCCGACCGCTACCTCGCGTCCAAGGACGCCGCGAGGAAGCCCGGCCTCGGCATCAAGTTCGCCAAGATCGTCCCTCCCGGCTCCGTCTGAGTTTCACCGTACCCCCGATGCTCAAAGCCATTGCCAACCTCCTGAGCCGAAACGGCCGCCCCCACTCCACCGCCGAGCGGAGCACGGACGCTCCGCGCGGCGGTGGTCGCCCGCGCCGGTTCGTGGTGGCGAAGTTCGACTCGGCGCAGACCACGCCCGACAACCGCAAGCACTGGGCGAACGCGGACGGCCTCTCGCCCAACGCCGCGGTGAACCCCGAAGTCCGGCGCACCCTCCGGAACCGCGCCCGGTACGAGGTCGCCAACAACTCCTACGCCAAGGGCATCGCCCTCACGCTTGCCAACGACACCATCGGCACCGGTCCCCGGCTGCAGATGCTGACCGAGGACGCAGACGCAAACGCCCGGATCGAGGACGCGTTCGAGCAGTGGTCCCGGGCCGTGGACCTTGCGGGCAAGCTGCGGACGATGCGGCTCGCCCGGGCCGAGAGCGGCGAGGCATTCGCGCTCCTGGTCAACAACCCCGCGATCGCGTCGTGGGGGTCGCCCGTGTCGCTGGACCTCAAGCTCATCGAGGCGGACCAGGTCTGCACGCCGCTCCTGCGGCGCGGGCGCACGGACGAGGTCGATGGGATCGTGCTCGACCAGTGGGGCAACCCGTCCGCCTACCGCGTTCTCAAGCGGCACCCTGGCGACAGCGGCCTTCTCCGCGCCCCCATCGACGACCTCACCGCCTACGACACGTTCGCCGCGTCGGCCGTTGTGCACTACTTCCGCGCCGATCGGCCGGGCCAGCTCCGCGGCATCCCCGACATCACGCCGGCGCTCCCGCTGTTCGCGCAGCTCCGCCGGTATACGCTGGCAACCATCGCGGCCGCCGAGACCGCTGCGAACTTCGCGGCCGTCATCTACACCGATGCTCCGCCCAACGGCGAGGCCGATCCGCTCGAACCGATGGACGAGGTCGAGCTCGAGCAGCGGCTGGCGACGGTGCTCCCCGGAGGCTGGAAGCTCGGGCAGGTCCACGCCGAGCAGCCGACGACCACGTTCGGCGAGTTCAAGCGTGAGATCCTCAACGAGATCGCCCGCTGTCTGAACATGCCGTTCAACGTCGCGGCGGGGAACTCCTCGGGTTACAACTACGCCAGCGGCCGCCTGGACCACCAGGTGTACTTCAAGAGCCTGCGCGTCGATCAGCACCACCTGCAGCTCGCCGTGCTCGACCGCATTCTCACCGCCTGGCTCAACGAGGCCGTGCTGGTTGAGGGCTTGCTCCCGCAATCGATGCGACAGCGCGGCGCGGCCTTGCCCGCGCACGCATGGTTCTGGGATGGCGTCGAGCATGTCGATCCCGCCAAGGAAGCGACCGCGCAGGCCACGCGCCTGGCCAACCACACGACCACGCTTGCGGCCGAGTTCGCCCGCCAGGGACGCGACTGGGAGCAGGAGCTCCGCCAGCGCGCCAAAGAGCTCGTGCTCATGGATGAACTCGGCCTGGCCCCCGCCCCCACGCCCCCCACGCCCCCCACGGCTCCCGCGGGCAGTGCGCCCGCACCCAAAGAGGACGACACCCATGGCAACGAAGACCCCGACCGCTCCGAAGACCCGACTCGCGCCCAAGCGTCTGTGGCTTGAGGCCGCCGCCACTCACCCCGCGCCCGCGGGCACCTCTCCGCTCACGCTGACCGGCACGGCCGAGATCACCGCCATCGCCGCCGGCGCCGGCGGGACGGACGGCGAGAAGGCGCTCCCACGCTTCAAGATGCTCGCGTACACCGGCGGAGCGATGCGCGTCGCCGGGTGGCGTCACCCTGTGGTGCTCGACCTCGCGGGGCTCTCGGTGCCATCGCAAAACCGGCCGATCCGGTTCGCCCATGATCCCGCCGCGGGTGTCGGGCACACGGATGCGATCCGGGTCGAGGGCGGGCAGCTCGTGGCCACCGGCGTGATCTCGCGCGACACGGCGACCGCCCGCGAGGTGGTCGCGTCGTCTCGGAACGGGTTCCCCTGGCAGGCCTCGGTAGGTGCCAGCGTCGAGGAGTTTGAGTTCATCCGCGAGTCGCAGAAGGCGATCGTGAACGGGCTGGAGTTCTCCGGCCCCATCAACGTGGTCCGCAAGGCCACGCTCGGCGAGATCAGCTTTGTGGATCTCGGTGCCGACGGGCGCACCAGCGCCTCCATCGCCGCCCAGCAGGGCGGGGGCGGCGGTGGGGGTGATGGCGGCGGTCCGACCGGCGGTGACGCCGATCCTGTGCCGGGGGCGAGTGCTGCCGCGCTCCGCGCCGAGGCCCTCGCCGAGACCAGCCGCATCGCGGCCGTGCGGAAGATCTGCGCCGGCAAGCATCTCGACATCGAGGCCCAGGCCATCCGCGACGGATGGGATGCCACACGCACCGAGCTGGAAGTGCTCCGCGCCAGCCGCCCCCAGGCCCCGGCCATCCACGCGCCCGATACGAGCATCACCGGCGAGGTCCTGGAGGCCGCATGCTTCCAGAGCGCCAAGCTCGAGGGACTCGACAAGGTTTGCTCGGCGCAGGCGCTGGAGGTCGCGTCAAAGCGGTTCCAGAGCGGGCTGGGCCTGCAGGAACTGCTCATCGAGGCCGCGATCGCCAACGGGTACACGGGCCGGACCTTCCGCGACAGCCGCCGCGTCCTCGAGGCCGCGTTCGGGCGAGGCATTGAGGCGGGGATGACCATCATCGATGTCGGCGGGATCCTCTCCAACGTCGCCAACAAGTTCTTGCTCGAGGGCTTCTTCAGCGTCGAGCGGGTGTGGCGGAGCATCTGCGCCGTCCGCAACGTGTCGGACTTCAAGACGGTCACGAGTTACCGGCTTGTCGGCAAGGACCAGTACGAGCAGGTCGCCCCCGGCGGTGAGCTCAAGCACGGCACACTGGGCGAGGAAACCTACAGCAACAAGGCCGACACCTACGGCCTGATGCTGGCGATCGACCGCCGCGACATCATCAACGACGACCTGGGCGCCATCACCACCGTGCCCCGGAAGCTCGGCCGCGGGTCGGGCCTCAAGATCAACGACGTGTTCTGGACGGCGTTCATGAACAACGCCGCGTTCTTCTCCGTCGGCAACAAGAACTTCATCTCGGGCGCGGACACGGCGCTCGGCATCGACGGCCTCACCAAGGGCGAGGTCACGTTCATGGACCTGGTGGACTCGGATGGCAAGCCCACGGGCGTCATGCCGTCGATCCTCCTGGTGCCGACGGCGCTTTCGGCGGTGGGCACGCAGCTCTACAAGAGCGTGGAGATGCGCGACACCACGGCGAACACCAAGTTCCCCGTGGCCAACCCGCACCAGGGCAAGTTCCGCATCGAGGTCAGCCGCTACCTGTCCAACGCGCTCTACACCGGCAACTCGGCCAAGGCGTGGTACCTCCTCGCCGACCCGAGCGACCTGCCGGTCATCGAGATGGCGTTCCTCAACGGGCAGGAGGCCCCGACCATCGAGACCTCCGACGCGGACTTCAGCCAGCTCGGCGTGCGGATGCGCGGGTACCACGACTTCGGCGTCGCGCTGCAGGACCCCCGCGGCGGCGTGAAGAGCAAGGGCGAGGTGTAAGCCCATGGGTGAAGGCGCAGAGATCGGCGGAGGCATTGGCGAAGACGGCCCCGGTGTCATTCCGGGCCAAGGAGAAGGCAGCATGGCAGCAGGACCGGCAAAGTTTGTGCATGAAGGCGAATCGATCGACTACACCCCGGGCGCGGATGTGCTCACCGGTGCGGTGGTTGTCCAAGCGGAACTCGTGGGCGTGGCGCAGGGCCCCATCAAGGCGAACCAGCTTGGCTCGCTCGCGGTGTCCGGGGTGTTCGACTTCCCCAAGGCGCTCGGCGCTGGCAGTGCGCTCCCGGCTGGTAGCAACGCCTACTGGGACGCTGGCGCGCAGAACGCAACCAAGAACGCCGCGGCGGGCGCCAACAAGCTCATCGGCAAGACGGTGAAGACCACCGTCGACGCCGACACCACCGTCCGCATCCGTCTCCTGCAGTGACCGCCGGAGGCATACATGGGCGACCTGCTCGATCGCGGCTCGGCGTTCCTGGATGACCAGCGGCACAAGCACATGAGCCGCACCGTGGTGTACCAGCGCGGAACCGAAGCCAAAGAGGTCTTGGCGACCATCGGCAAGACCGAGTTCGAGCAGGCCGACGACGCGGGGCTGATTCACCGCGTCGAGTCGCGTGACTTCCTTGTGCGGGCGGCGGACCTTGACCTCGGGGCCGGCCCGATCCTCCCGCGAGCCGGCGACCAAGTGCGTGAGACGGTCGGAACGCAGGTGTTCGTGTACGAGGTCAACGCGCCGGGCGGGCAGCCGCCGTTCCGGTACAGCGACCCCTACCGCAGGGTTCTTCGGATTCACACCAAACACATCGGTACGGAGTCGTGATGGCAGAAGGGAATGGACAAAACGGGACGAAGGCGCGGTGGGCGGGGGTGCTCGTCACCATCATCCTCGCCGCCGGCGCGATGACGATCCAGTGGGGCGTGGTCACGACCAAGCTCCAGCAGGTCGAGAAGCGGCTCGACGAGTTCATCGGCGAGGCCCGCTCCATCCGCGCCGACTACCAGGCGATGGAACGGCGTGTGTCCTACCTCGAGGGCAAGGTGGCGGGCCTGAGCGCGGCGGCGGAAGCTGCAAGGGGGGAACGTCCGTGAGCACCATCGCCGCCATCGCCGACGCTGTCGCCGCGCACATCAACGCTGGCACATTCTCCCAACCGGTGAATGCCGTGCGGATGTACCAGCCCGCCTTCACGCTGGAGGACCTGGCGGAACTGCGAGTATCGGTCGTGCCGCGCACCGTCGGCATCGCCGCGGCGAGCCGCGACAGCAGCACGTTCGAGTGCGTCGTGGATGTGGGCGTGCAGAAGAAGCTGCCCGCAGAGGGCGCCGACTCCGAAATCGATGGGCTGCTCGACCTTGTCGAGGAGATCACCGACCACCTGCGGTTGAAGCGACTGCCCGATGCGCCCGAGGCGGCGTGGGCCGGGATCGCCCACGAGCCCGTGGTGTCGACCGAGTCGCTCGAGCAGCACCGGGTGTTCACGAGTGTCCTGAGCATCACCTATCGGGTGCGGAGGTAACCGTGCGGAACATCGTGCTCCTCAAGGTCGAGCTGTCCGAGGAACTCAAGCCGCTCTCCGACGAGCGTCTGGTTGCCACATTCACGCTGGTCGCCTCGGAGAAGAACACGCAAGACGCGATTCTTGCGGATGGGAAGGGGCCGGAGGTGGACCTCCCTGCGGGCATGCAGTTCCGCTTCGAGCGGGTCGACCTCAACGAGCTTCTGGTGCGGAGCAAGGCGGGCGAGGTGGTGTTCGTGGTGGGCCACACGGCCGGGTGAGACGGATCAAGGAGAACGACAATGGCGATCAAACTCGGCATGGAAGCCAAGCTCCTCTACAAGACCGGCGGTCAGGCCGGCGGCGGAGCGTGGACCGAACTCGGCAACACCCGCGACGTCACCCTGAACCTGGAGGCGGGCGAGGCGGACGTAACGACCCGCGCCAACAGCGGGTGGCGGGCAACTGTCGCCACACTCAAGGAGGCCAGCGTCGACTTCGAGATGGTCTGGGACACCGCGGACGCCGGGTTCACGGCCATCAAGAACGCCTTCTTCAACAACGCGCCCATTGGCCTGCAGATTCTCGACGAGACCAGCGGACAGGGTTTGCAGGCGGACTTTTCCATCACCAACTTCTCGCGGAACGAGGCGCTCGAGGAGGCGATCACGGTGTCGGTCACGGCGAAGGTGACGTACTCGGCGACGGCGCCTTCGTGGATCGGCGGCTGAACCTCGCACGCAACTCACGGAGGCACGGATGCGGTCATTCAAAGACAACCAGGGACGGCAGTGGTCGGTCGAGATCAACGTCACCGCCATCAAGCGCGTGCGCGGCCTCACCGGCGAGGACTTGATGCAGGTCATCGAGGGGACGCTGATCGAGAAGCTGATCCGCGATCCCGTCCTGCTCTGCGACGTGGTCTACGCCATCTGCAAGCCCGAGGCCGACGCGCGCAGCGTGTCCGATGAAGACTTCGGCAAGGCGATGGCGGGCGACGCCATCGAAGCCGCGACGACGGCGGTGCTGGAGGAACTCGTGGGTTTCTGCCCGAGCCCGAGGGACCGGGCCAACCTCGGGCGGGTGCTCCAGGCCACGCGGAAAGTGATGGACCGGGCGCGGGACCTGGTGGAGAAGAAGCTGGACAGCGGGGAACTGGATCGGCTGGCGGACCGGCTGCTCTCCGAGGGATCGGGGGGAGCGACTGCTGGAAGCTCGTCCACCAGTGCGCCGGAATCCTCGGCATCGACCCCGGCCCCCTGACCCTCCGTGATCTGGTGGCGATGCTCGACGGCAAGCAGCGCCACCACTGGTCGATCGCATCCGCCGTCATGGCGCTCATCGCCAACATCCACCGCGACCCCAAGCGATCCCGCCGACTCAACCCCAGCGACTTCGACCCCTTCGCCAAGCGCCAGCGACCCATCCGGGTCGGCGTGTCGGTCCTCAAGGACGTGTTCATCGACGGCAAGATGCCCAAGGAGGCTCACGGATGAAGTTCCTCAGTTCACTTTCCACCCGCCACTACGTCTACATCGTCGGCCTGCTGCTCATGGCGCTCGTGCTCACGTCGTGTGCGGGCTTCGACCTGGGCGACCTCGTGAAGGTCAAGACCCCCAACACCATCCAGCAGACCACGGGACTGCCGTCCACGCTCAGCCTGAACGAGGCCGAGGTCGAGTACCAGAACTGGTTCAACCAGACGCAGACGACCGGCGCGCAGTGGAAAGGCAACATCGAGAAGGCCGGCGAGCTCCGCGGCCTGTTCAGCCAGCTCACGCTGTCGGCCCTCGACACCGTCGGGCCGACGGTCGCGGGCTTGCCCGTGCTCGGCCCGGCGCTGCCGGCGCTCACCGGCATCGTCGGCTTGTTCATCGGCTCGGGCCGGCTCCGCAAGGAGAAGGAGGCGTCGTTCAACAAGGGCCTGGAGAAGGGCAGCGGCCTCGCCGGCGGCCCCCCCAGCGGCGGGAGCGACGTGTGATCACCATGCGGATCAAGGACATGTTCTTCGACCGCGCGGCGGTGGTCCGCGCGGTTGATGGGGCCAAGCGGAAGGTGCTCAGCAAGGCCGGCGCGTTCATCCGCACGGCGGCCCGAACCAGCATCCGCAAGCGCAAAGGGTCCGCACCCGCGGGCAAGCCGCCCCACTCGCACGAGGGGAGCCTGCGCCGGCTCATCCTCTTCGGGTACGACAAGACGGCGGACTCCGTAGTTGTCGGGCCGGTGGGCTTCAAGAAGAGCGACCCCCCGGTACCCAACGTCCTCGAGCACGGCGGCGACACCGTCGTGTTCCGCCGACGGGGCGGACGGCTCACATCGCAGAAGGTCAAGATCGCCGCGCGGCCGTACATGGCCCCGGCGCTGGAGAGGGAGCGGCCGAAGTTGCCGCTCTTGTGGCGGAACTCCATTCGGAAGGGAGCCTGATCGGTGGCCGACACGCGGGGCATCCGGGCTGGACGGGCGTTCGTCGAACTCGGCGTGAGCGACAAGCTCACGGCTGGGCTTCGCCGCGCCCAGAAGCAGCTTCAGGCCTTCGGCGCTGGCCTGCGCTCCATCGGTACCCGGCTCGCAGGCATCGGGGCCGCGGCGGCCGCCGGTCTCCTGGGCACCGCCAAGGTCTTCTCGGAGATGGGGGATGTGCTCGACAAGATGAGCATCCGCACCGGCGTCAGCGTCGAGGCGCTGTCGGAACTGGGGTATGCCGCCGAGCTCTCGGGCGCGGACCTGGAGGCGCTCGAATCGGGCGTCCGGATCATGCAGCGCACGCTGGGCGAGGCGGCTCAGGGGACCGGCACGGCCGTCGAGGCACTCGACAGGCTCGGCCTCAGCGCAGAGCAACTGGCCGGGCTCTCCCCGGAGCAGCAGTTCAAGGTCCTGGCCGATCGGATCTCCAAGGTCGCGGACCCCACGTTGCGGGCCGCCATCGCGATGGAGGTCTTCGGCAAGGCAGGGACCAAGCTCTTGCCGCTCATGGCCGACGGCGCTGCGGGCATCGAGGCGATGCAGGAGGAGGCCCGGCGACTCGGCCTGACCGTCAGCACCGAGACCGCCCGCGACGCCGCACAGCTCAACGATGCCCTCGGCACCCTTTGGAAAGTGCTCAAGCAGGGCGTGTTCACCATCGGCGGGGCGCTCGCGCCGCTCCTGAAGGACATCGCCGAGCGCATCACCCGCATCATCGTGAGCGCCACGACCTGGATCAAGGCGAACCGCGAAATCGTCGTGTGGGCGCTGAAGGTCGCGGCCGCCGTCGCGGTGGCGGGCGTGGCCATCATCGCGCTCGGCTCCATCGTCTCCGGCATCGGCGCGACCCTCGGCATCGTCGCCGGGGTCATCGGCGGGATCGGCACCGCATTCAGCCTGATCGGGGCCGCCATCGCGGCGATCCTGTCGCCGGTGGGGCTGGCGATCGCCGCCATCGTGGCGCTCGGCGGCGTGCTCATCGTCACCACCGGAGTCGGCGGCGACGCCCTCGCCTGGCTCGGCGAGCAGTTCACGCGCCTGCGCGACTGGGTGACCAAGGTCGTCGGCGGCATCTCCGACGCCCTCGCGGCGGGCGACATCGCGCTGGCGGCCGAGATCCTGTGGCTGTCGCTCAAGGTGGTATGGCAGCAGGGCGTCGCCGCGCTGAACAAGGTCTGGCTGGAAGCCAAGGAGTTCTTCGTCTCCACCGCCCACGGCATGTGGTACGGGGCGCTGGCGGCCGCCGAGATCGTCTTCCACGCGCTCGAGGTCGCGTGGATCGAGACCACTGCGTTCCTCTCCAAGACCTGGACCAACTTCACCACCGGCTTCCAGCAGGTGTGGGAGTCGGCATCGTCGTGGGTCGCCAAGCGGATGCTGGAGATCCAGGGGCTGTTCGACTCCGGGCTCGACGTGGACGCCGCGAAGAGGGCCGTCGATGATCAACTCGAATCCCGCCTGGCGGAACTGGAAAGCGCGGCCCAGCGGCAGGTGGCCCAGCGCGAAGGACAGCGCGCCGCGGAGCGTGAGCAGGCTGCCGCCCTGCACGAGGCAACGCTCGCCGGGATCGGTCGGGACTTTGAGGAGGCCCAGGCCGCGCTCAAGGCGAACACGGAGGCGGGGCTCGCGGAGTCGCAAGCGGCGCTGGATGCCGCGAAGCAGAAGCTCGCCGATGTCATCGAGCAGGCCCGCCAGAAACGGGAGGCGGCGGACGCCGAGCGCGGCCCCGGCCGCACGCCGCGCGACCTGATGGCCGAGTTCGAGGACCGGCTCGCAGGGCTCGGCGAGGTCATCGGCAAGGGGATCAGCGTGCGCGGCACGTTCAACGCACGCGCGGCGCAGGGTCTGGAGTCCGACGGCGGGGCCGCCGAGCGGACGGCCCGGGCCACGGAGCAGACCGCCAAGCACACCAAGCGTCTGGCCGACGCCGCGCAGAGCGGCGGGTTGACCTTCGCGTAAGGAGACACGTTCGTGCCGATCACGGTGACGGAGAAGTTCGAAAGCCGCAAGTCCACCAAGGGCGACAACCCTTCGGCGGAGCTGGTCTACACCGTGCGCGGCACCAACGACGACCTCGCGGCCCGCAACTCCGCTGAGACCACCAGTCCCGCGACCTACGACGGCCAGCCGAGGCAGTCGGTCTCCGTGGAGCCGATCGGCGATGAGTTGTGGGAGGCCGTCGTCCGGTACGGGAAGAGCCAGGCCGGTTCACTGCCGGAGCCCGGAGAGAGCGTCTTCTCCTTCGACACCGGCGGCGGTACGCAGCACATCACGCAGAGCAAAGAGACCGTCTCCTCCCACGCGCCCTCCGGCTCGTCCCCCCCGGACTTCGGCGGCGCGATCGGCGTCACCGCCGACGGTGTCGAGGGCGTGGACATCACCGTCCCGGTCTTCCAGTTCTCCGAGACGCACTACTTCACCAACGACCAGGTGACGCCCTCGTACAAGGGCACGCTCTTCTCGCTCACCGGCAAGGTGAACTCCGGCGCGTTCAAGGGGTTTCAAGCCGGCGAGGTCCTGTTTCTGGGCGCATCGGGCGCGCGGCGCGGCACCGATCCCGATGACGACTGGGAGATCTCCTTCCGGTTCGCGGCCAGCCCGAACGCCAGTGGCATCTCCGTGGGCGGCATCAGTGGCATCAGCAAAAAGGGGTGGGAGTACCTGTGGGTGCGGTACGCCGACCAGGAGGACACCGGCTCGCACGCAATCGTGAAGCGCCCGGTCGCGGCGTATGTCGAGCGCGTGTACGACGAGGGCAACTTCGCAGGATTGGGGATCTGACCCCCACGAGGAGACGCATGGGCGACGTGTTCCGCAAAGTCCGATCGGGCGAACCGCTCCGCATCCCCGCGGCGGCGTACAACGCCTTCGTCGATGCGGCGGTCGATCTGCGCCGGCGCGAGCGCAACGCCAACGCCGGGCCGGCGTTGGAGCCCGCGCAGCGCGGCATCGTGCTGGTCCGCAACGACTCCGACGATGATATCGAGCCGTACCACGCGCTGGCCATCACGGGCGTGCTCGTGCAGCCCGACAACGAGGACCAGGAGCGGACGTTCCACAGCCGCACGCCGCTGACGGGCGAAGTTGCCACGGAAGAATCACCGTCGCTCTCGTTCGTACTCGCGCTGCAACCGATCAAGCCGGGCGACCTCGGACGGTGCGTGCTCACGGGAGTCACGCCCGCGCGGGTCTTCATCACCAACGAGACGGACACGACCTGCGAGCTGGCTCCAGAGGAAACCGTGCTGGCCAGCACGCCCATGGGCGGCATCCCGATCCTGTGGAAGGAGGAGGGAGTCGGCGAGAAGTGGGCGGTGATCGAGATGGGTCAGCCCTCGCCCGGCCGCGTCACGGCGATCCTCGGGGCAGCGCAGCCCATCCCGACGGAGAACAACCGCTGGCGCTACCCGTGGGTCGAGGCCCGGATCGACGGCGACCCCGGCAGCGACACATACCTCCGCTATGTCCCCGTGCCCGAGGGGCTGTCGTCGCAACTGGCCGGTGGCGGCGAGGACCCGACGCGGCTGGCGATCAACCGCTTCGAGGCCCACCACATGAACGACTTCGACCCCGGCTCCGGCTTCGGTGGGCTGCTCGGGTTGGGACCGGTGTGCGAGCTGCCGGGCGTGCTTCCGAAGTGCCCGCCCGCGCGGTCGCTCAAGCCCAGGCTCGTTCCGATTCCCGAGGGCGTCTGTGTGCAGCTCACCTGCGAGCGCAACAGCAAGGGCAGGCCGGTGTGGGTGTTTGAGGCGATGAGCCTCATCGAGATCGCCGACCCGGCCGACGAATATCGCAAGTTCAACATCTACATCGAGGGAGGCGCATGACCACGACCTCCCCGAGCAAGCCCACACTCGACGCCCGCCGCGAACACGAGCGGAAGAAGTACGTCGCGCTCGCCGCGCGGCCCGCCGCGCCCGGAACTGGCTACGGCGCAACCAACCACGGCGCAGCGGCTTTCCCGCTGATGCAGCGGCTGAAGCCCCGCTTCGTCGTGGACTTCGGGTGCGGTCGTAACGACTTCATCGGCGCACTGCGGCGGATCGGCATTGACGGGCTCGGCATTGATTTCGCGCTCCCCGAGGCTGACGTCCCGCGGGCCATGCACAACACCGGCCTGCTCGACGACGTTGCCGATGTGGTGACGAGCTTCGATGCTCTGGAGCACCTGCTCCCCGAGGACGTGGACGCGGTGCTCGCGGAGATGCGGCGGGTCAGTCGCCCGCGGGCGCACTTCGTGTTCTCGATCTGCACGCGCCCGAGCCGAACCACGGTCGCCGGGGAAGGGCTGCACCCGACCGTGCGGCCGCTGGCGTGGTGGCTGGAGCGGATCGGCCAGGTTGGCACGGTGACGGCCCCGAAAGCCGAGGGTCGGTACATCGTCGGGCGGTTCGCGGCCAAGGAGGGCTGCGGCTGTGCGTGAGAACCAGTCGGACATCGCGGCGCTTCAGGCGGGGCTCAAGGCGCGGAAGCCCGCGCGAGATGGCCTGCGCCTCTACACCGCCGACTTTGACTCGGTGTCCCTCGCCGGGTTCTACCGGGGCCGGTCGGCGTTCCTGATCCTCTCGGGGCCGTCACTCACGCAGGTGGACCTTTCGCAGCTCAACAAGCGCGGCATCGTCACGATAGGGGTGAACAACTCCTGGTCGGTGCATCGCCCCACGCTTTGGACCTGCGTCGACGATCCGGGTCGCTTCATCGACACCGGCTGGAAAGACCCCGGCATCCTGAAGTTCGTGCCGACATGCTGCTGGGACAAGCGGCTCCGCATCCAGAACCCCGATGGCACGATGCGCAACAGCGCGTTCCGTGTCCGGCAGATGCCCAGCGTCCTGTTCTTCCGCCGCGCCGATCATTTCGATCATGAGCGATTCCTGACGGGCGACTCGGTCCCGTGGGGCAACGACGCCAAGCACGCGGACTCGCTCGGGATCACAGGCAAGCGCAGCGTCATGCTCGTCGCCCTGCGCCTGCTGCATCACCTGGGCTTCGGCACCGTGTATCTGCTCGGCTGCGACTTCAAGATGGCCGCTGACCGCAGGTACGCCTTCAATGAGCACCGGGCACCCAATGCCATCAGGCACAACAACGTCCTGTACGACTCCCTGGCCCGGCGCTTCGAGGCGCTGCGTCCGCACTTCGACAAGCACCGGTTTCGCGTGATCAACTGCTCCCCGGGCAGCGAGCTCCAGGCGTTCGACCGCATGGACTTCGACGCGGCGGTGAAAGCCGCATCCGCCGAGTGCGGCAAGCCGGTGAGCACGCAGGGTTGGTACGAACCAAACCCGAAGGCCATTCCCAGCCCGCAGGAGGCCGCCCGATGA